TCTATAAGGGAATAGTTATACAAGTAACACAAACTGGAGTGGTGAAGGGAAAGGGAGTTTCACTTTAACACATTTGATATACCCCAATGTATTTCCACACTGTCTACATCTAGGCAACAATCACCTAACTTATTCATAAGTCTATAGAAGTCTATTGTTTCTTAATAGTACATAGACTATCAACAGTTTGTTATTTCTCATTCTTAATAAAGGAAATATCATTACATTAACATTGGAGAATCATCGTGGGTCTTGACATTAAATTTAATCTATCAGCTGCGGTAATAGCAGGTATGGCAATACGTACAGAAACAATAGGTGATAAAGAAGCTATTGCGATGGCTGAAAAGGAATATGCAGAAAACGCTTATCCAACAGCTAAAGAATTTCTTGATTGGGTAAGTAGTACTATTTTGGTTGCTACCATTCCTGAATATATCGAATCATTTGTAGTAGATGCGTTTGAAAATGACGCTGTCATAAGAGCTAACAAATGGGGAAGTCTATATAAACCTTTAACGTCTTTCTTAGAGGTTAATAACATACCTTGGGAGGAATTCTAATATGGCTTACATAGCTGGTATAGAACGTAACATTGTTATTGAAAAATTAAAAAGTCTTTTAATAAGCAATGGTATAGACCTTAACGGTACAGGTGTATCGTTCAATGAGTATGGTTTTGTTGTACCTAAAGAGTACAACAGCACGAAGTTGATGGCTATGCTGCGAGAACACGCAACAGTTCACGTTACGTCAGATTCTTGGGGATCAGACATAAACTTAGTAACCCTCAGTATTTAGTGGAGAAACATAATGGCTTACATACGTACAGATCAAAAACAAGCCACTATTACCATCGGTAAGAAGTGGGACAAAGGGGCAATCTACATAGGTAGGGGAAGCCCTTTAGGCAATCCATTTGTAATGGAGAATACAAGCCAAGAAGAGAGAGATCGTGTCTGTGATCTATATAAAGAATGGTTCGACAACAAGATACAAAATAGCGATAACGGGGTGATGAACGAGCTACGTAAGATATATGCCCTAGCTAAAGTACAACCGGTAACGCTAGGTTGCTTTTGCACTCCAAAACGGTGTCATGGTGAGACGATTAAGTCTTTCCTTGATCAGCACCTCACTTAACAACTATTGGCTCAAGGATGAGCCACTCGCTAAACATAACAAGATCAAAACCTTCTTAATAAAGGGAATAATCCCTAACTAATTGTAATTTAACTAAGGAATTTAACATGGCTTTCAAAACAGATTCAACTAACAATCGTCAATCTAAAGCTGACGCATTTATCAACGTAACCTTCACTGATACTGAAGGTAATGAGTATCGTCTTCGCAAGGGCATTCCACTTGAGTTAACTGACCGTGTAGAGCGCAGCATCATCAACAAATGTAAAGCTGATGCAAACTTCACATTAAACTTAGTAGGGCGTATTCACGTCATCCCTGACGTATCAGAAGATATGCCTGACATAGCACTGTAAATCCTAATGGCTACCTGCAAGGGTAGCCTTATCTTTTTCATATCAGGAGTAAAGCATGGATTTCTTAAATAGATTAGAGCAGGTAATCTTAGAAGATACCTACGGTAAGCACAACAACAATGCACGTATCTTAGCCGATATTCGTACAGGATTAGAACGCCCCATAGCTAAAGCTGTAGGGTTCATTGAAGAGTACTTTGAAGGTGAATACTGGAACTCAAAGAGTGAAAGGATAGCCAAGATACAGCACATTGATCCAGTAGATATTATTAACAATATCCTGGTATCAGTAATACCGTTCAGTCATGACATTAGCTATCAACAAGTAGTGTCTCCTTTGGCTAAGTTCTTAGCCTATGAAGACTTCGTTGCTGGTATACAGACAGCAGCAGAGCTGGTAGCTGTAGTCTGCTTCTCTAACTTGTACGAGGTTATTGCAGCAAGTGATAGTGAAACAGGCTCATTAATGATACGTAGTAACTATTCATTAGATAAAACAACTCAAATTAAGTTGGAGAAAACCAAGTACTTACCACCATTGGTGGTAATACCTAACAAGATAACCAGTAACAGCTCTTCAGGTTACTTAACCAAGAAAGACTCAGTAATTCTAGGTAAAGGTAATCACCACGAACAACCACTAGCATTAGATGTATTAAACATCTTAAACAGTATAAAACTATCTTTAGATATTAGTGCTTTAGAGTACGAAGAAGAGTACAAAGAACTCTCTGAAGCCAAGAAAAGAGGGCTTACTAAAGTCTCTCTAACGCAAAGAAAAGTTAACCATACTATAATGGTAGAAACTTCAGTAGAAATCTACAACATGATGTTAGGCAAGGGTAACGAGTTCTACATCACTTGGAAGTATGACAAGCGAGGTAGAGTCTACTCAGTTGGATACCACATCAACATCCAATCAACTGACTATAAGAAGAGTCTAATCAATCTTGCTAAACAAGAAATAATCCAAGGAGTATAACGTGCAGAAATTTACAGGGTATGAATACATACTAATCGACATAGCAAATTGCTACGGATTAGACAAGCTAACCTGGGATGAACGTATCCAGTGGGTAAAAGACAATGAAGCAAACCTTGAAGAATTGTCACTAGATGCAGATGATCCTTATCTGTATCTAAAGGCTATTCGAGCCAAGTATGATGCTGAAATGGGCGTAGCTACAGGCTATATGGTAGGTCTTGATGCCACGCAATCAGGTCTACAGCTCATGGCTTGCCTAACGGGTTGTAGGACTACAGCCAAGAATACCAACTTAATAAATACAGGCAAACGGGAGGACTTCTATAACAAAGTCACTGATACCATGAATCTATTGAGCCTAGGTGGATATACCAGAGATGGTATAAAACCACCTGTAATGACAGTGTTCTATGGGTCTAAACAAGAGCCTAAGAATGTCTTCGGTGAGGATACTACAGAGCTTGCTGCCTTCTATGCAACGCTAGAGAAAGAGTGTCCGGGACCTATGGAGATGATGTCTGACATACTGAAATGTTGGGACCCAGATACTTTTGTTCATGTTTGGACATTGCCTGATGGGCATACAGCGTATGTACCTGTAAAGGTAGAAGTGTATAAGAAGATTGAGGTAGCCGAGCTAAACAAGGCTACCTTCACCTACGTAACAGAGATAAATGAGCCAAGTACATACAACATACCACTTATAGCAAACGTAGCGTAACTGCGTCACGCATCCGAGAGGGTGAGAAGAAAACAAGGTGAATTGCTGGAAGGCTTAGGGGTAACTCCTATGCTAATCAGCAGCCAAGCAAGAGTAGTAATATTCTTGAAGGTTCAGAGACTAGAACGAGAAGCCAGTATTGCTGGTCAATAATGTTCGTAGGATACTCAAGTGAGATCCGAAGTGCCTTGCCCCTACTGAAAAGAGGGTGAAGATATAGTCCGATACTCTGATGAAAATCAGAGACTTAAATATAAATAGTAGCTTTCCTAACACATCAACTCAGTGTATAATTACATTGTATTGATTAATAAGGAAAACCAATGAAAATAGCAAAAACCAGAGCAAAAAGACCTATAGTAGATATAACCAACGAGCGGTTTGGGTCATTAGTAGCCAAAGAGTTCATACATAAAGATGCTATAGGAAATGCGTTTTGGGTATATCAGTGCGACTGTGGAAAACCACATACTGCTAGAGCCAATACGATCAAACATCAAACTAAGAAGTACCAATCCCTAGATCCTGAGACACCTTCATGTGGTTGTGTAGAACTTGCTAGAAAAACAAAGCACGGCTACCGCAAAGCAAGTAATACTCACCCATTATATAAAGCCTACAGAGGCATGATGGATAGGTGTTACAACGAAAATGGTCAAGGGTATCAATGGTATATGGGGATGGGTGTGACTGTATGTGAAGAATGGCGTGATAACCCTCAAGCATTTATTGAGTGGGGTCTAGCTAATGGATGGGTTAAGGGACTACATATAGATAAAGATATTCTATCTGAACAACTTAATATACATCCTCACATATACAGCCCAACAACGTGTCAGTTTGTTTCTGCAAAAGTTAACGTAGGTTTCGCAACCAACAGAGACAATTACGGTAAACATCCTAACATAAGGTTATCTCATACCGATGTAGAAGAGATACTTCAGCTTCATGCTGAAGGTCTTAACGGTGTAGAGATCTCAGCTAAGTTTAATGTAGGAAATGCTGCTATTTATAATATATTTAAGGGTCAAGAGTAACGTCTTGATTTAACATTTGAGTACATTCAGTAGATGCCTATGTTGTACGTGAAATGGTACGTATGGCGCATGCTCAAGGCTTTGAAATGGTAACTATCCACGATGCGTACTTCGCATCACCTAACCATATCCAAAAGGTAAGGGAGAACTACGTATTAATACTAGCTGACATAGCTTCTAAAGACATCTTAGGGGACATATTAGGGCAGTTAATAGGTGAGCCAGTGAAGTACACAAAACTTTCACATAACCTATCAGCAGAGATTCTGAACTCAGAGTACGCGCTTAGTTAATAACAAATTTGAGAGCAGCCTTCGGCTGCTTTCATTAATTTTTTTTGGTTAGTCAGAGAAGTTTAAAAAACATCAAACCTATATGCTAAAAAACCAAATCACCCCAATTATTACTATACATAACCTATATGACAACACAACAAAACACTACCAAACTGACAGAAGGAACTGCTTTAATCTTACTTAAAGAAAGTTCTACCTCTGAAGAATTTAAAACATACCTAGATAGTCTAGGCATTCCAGTAAGCATTGCTTACGTCAAAATGAAAAAAGCCTTAGATGAAAACACCCTAAAGTACTTCACACAACGTAAGTCTACAAGGCCCATATTAACCCTTAATAAGAGAGCGGCATGAAAGTAATTTTAATCGTAGAAGGTGGCATTATCCAACAAGTAATAGCCGATCAAGATGGTTTGAAGATAGTCAGCCATGACTACGATACTGATGGCTACCAGGAACGTGATCTATCAACAGATAGTCACGGTGATGAGTTCATTAAGATTACACAGTACATTGATGTAAACCCAGAATTTATAAAGCTGAATTATGAATAAGAAGAAGCTAAAAGAATGGTTACAAAAACAAATCTACTTAGCAATATACAACAAGAAGGGTGACTACACCATTACTAACCAAGGAGTATATATATTTGAGCTTCCCGAAGACGGAACCAAGTACCATGTCAACTGTGCAATCCACCCGAATGATTACAAGAACTCACGATTACATGAGTTCTACAAATCACTCGATAGATCACCAACCTTTAAGAATACAAGGCGTTCACCAAAACTTTAGTTTGACAATAGAAAAGCGGGATTATACGCATGGTTATTGAGTAAGCAAAGTGGCTTCAAAAAATCCTAGGTGAAGTTCCCGCATACAAAAGGAAGGTGAGTAGCACTCACTGAACGCCTGAAACAGTAACCAGCCGTATATATCCTGCTACCTAAGGTCCAAACAACAACTACCAGAGAGGTTAACTAATGAATAAATATCACGTAGAGATAAATTTTAAGAAAGGTCCAAGTTACTCAAGCTTGGTTTATGCTACCAATACTGAATCAGCACAGCGCAAAGTAAAAGCTGAAGCAGCTTATGCTGGATTGACTGAAGCAGTTAAAAAATTCTCCGTAAGGCTCATTGAAAATGAAGAGGCTGCAAAATTAATTGGTAGAACTGACTGCGCTAAAGGTACTACATGCTCAAGCAGTAGTTTAGATTACTTAGAAGGTTATGCTGAACAGTACGCCTCAGATCAACAACAAGACCACAAAACAGTAAATCAAGAAATAATTACGCTAGCTAAACTAATCTATCTAAAGCACAACATAACCAAGGAACAACAATGCCTATAACAGTCGATACCCATCAAGCACCCGCTCTGATGGAAAAGGTATTAAGAGCAGGATTAGTCACAATGTTATCTGGTTCACCTGGAACATCTAAGAGCAGCTTAGTTTATCAGTTAGCTAAAAAGTTTGGTTTAAAAGTAATTGATCTTAGGCTATCTCAATGTGATCCCACAGATCTTTTGGGAATGCCTACATTCAATACCGATAGGACCAGATGTGGTTATGCGCCAATGACCGCCTTCCCTATTCAGGGAGATCCATTACCCAAAGGATACAACGGTTGGTTATTATTCTTAGATGAATTTAATTCAGCACCCTTAAGCGTACAAAGTGCAGCTTACAAACTTATCTTAGATAAAATGGTAGGTGAGTTTAAGTTACATAAGAACGTAGCTATCGTAGCCGCAGGTAACTTAGCAACCGATAACGCTATTACCAATAGACTATCTACTGCTATGCAATCTCGATTGGTTCATCTTGAATTAAAGATCAATCCTAAGCATTGGTTAGAATGGGCAGCTACCGCTGGCATAGACTATCGAGTACAAGCTTATATTAACTATAAGCCGGATGGTCTAATGATATTCGATCCAAATCATAATGATAAAACCTTTGCAAATCCAAGAACTTGGGAGTTTCTATCTACCATTATTAAACAAGAAACACAGATCAAGCATGATCTACTTCCCTTGTTAGCAGGTTGTGTAGGTGAAGGTTCAGCAAGACAGTTCTATGGCTTCGTACAAGTCTTCGATGATTTACCTCAAGTAGAGGAGCTAATCAAGAATCCATTGACAGCAAGAATACCTAACGAACCTTCAGCGTTATATGCAGTAGCAGGACTAATAGCGCATAAGATAACTGAAACCAATATAGATAGTCTAGTGCAATACACAGAAAGACTGCCTGTAGAGTTTCAAGTAATCTCATTAAGCGGAGCTATCAAAAACAATACAAAGCTAATAAGCAATACCCTAGTTAAACAATGGGCTAGTAGAAATGCTTCAAGAATGTTGTAAACTTTAAATACTAAGGAAAAACACTAATGACTGATGATGAATACGCAGCGTACAGACACCAAAAAAGCATAGATGAAGGAGTACACATTCCGGCATTTATGCCATCTAGCAGAGAACCAACAATAGCTCCTAGGAGACTAGGGGATGTGTTAGATGAAATATATAACGATACTCCCAGAAGCAAAGAAACTCTCTGGCGTTGCTGGCTTGAACTCTTTGGAGACTAACTGGAGAATACGCCATGTTTACAGAATATCAGATAGATATAATAGAAAAAGCAAAAAACCTTGGCTTTGGTTATAGATTGTTCGGCTGTAGTGTTGAGAAGCAAGGCTGGTGTTCCCCAAAACAAGAACAAGCATTAAGCAAGATGGTAAGTGCGGGGGAGTATCTGAAGAACAACCTTGGCAACTACGGCTACTGCCCTGATATTTCAGATAACGAAGCCATGAGATCAGGAGACTTTTTTTAAATACCAACGAATAGGCAACTACCATGAGTCAATTTTCAGATGCGTTGGACAAAGCTAAGATAGCTTTGATCATGCACAAGAATAGCGTGTTCTTATCCACCATAGTCTTCTCACTTAAACACATAGAAGATTATGCAATACCAACAGCCTGTACTAATGGAATAGAGCTTAGGATTAATCCTACATGGTTCCTTGGATTAACACCTAAGCAACAATTAGGTTTACTAGCTCACGAAGCTTGGCATGTAGCCTTTGATCATATTACCAGAGCAGGCGATAGACACTTCCCTACTTGGAATAAAGCAGCAGACTACGTTATTAATAACATGCTGCTAGATAGCTCTTACGAGCTTCCTGAAGGTGGGTTAAGTGATCCACTGTACAATAAAATGACAACAGAGCAAGTCTATGCTGCCATCTATTCTAAGCAAGAAGAACAGAACAATGAAAGCTATGACGTAGACATCAGCGTTCCCAGTGACCCTGAAGAAGTAAAGGCGATCCAAGAACAGATCACAGAGATATTGATTAAAGCTACGACCCAATCAAGATTAATGGGGGATGCTCCGGGGACTGTACCGGGTGATGTATTAATGGCTATTGAAAAGATAGTCAATCCATTATTACCTTGGAATGTCATCTTACAAGATTTCTTCTCTGCCTTTGCTGCTAATGATTATTCCTTTAGGAAACCAAACAAGAGATATATGCCTGACTTCTATTTACCAAGACTCTACTCTGAACAAATGGATCATCTAGTGATAGCAGCAGACATTAGCTACTCAATGGTACAGTCTTTCCCAATCTTCATTACAGAAATGCTAGGGATACGTGAAACCGTTAATCCTATCAGAACCACCATCATTCCTTTTGATACCGAAGTAAAAAAAGTAACCATCCTAAACCAAGATGAAAAAATAGAAGATGTACTATTTATGGGTGGAGGAGGAACTAACCTACAGCCAGTCTTTGACTACTTAAAAGATAAGTCACCTACGGTGCTTCTTGTATTCTCAGATCTACTCTGTAGAAGAATAGTAGAAGAACCTAAGTACCCAGTCATCTGGTGCTGTATAGACAACCCTATAGCATCTGTAAATTTTGGTAAGTTAGTACACCTAGATACCACAAAGCTTTAGCCACTTAACATAGTATGTAGATAAAAAATATGAAAATAGTAACTGAAACATTAATAACACTAAGTCTTACCCAAGAAGAAGCTAGATGGTTAAAAGGTATTGTGCAAAACCCTATAGCTACAACATTGGAAGAAGAACACCCTCAAGATCGTGAAATTAGAAAGAGCTTTTGGGACGCATTAGCACACATCTGCTAAAGTAAATTTCGATGGATTGATTCATAATTCATATAGACACTATTACCCTAGATAAAAGGAAATAACTTATGTTTCAAGAAAAGATAGAAAGATTAATGAAAAAAAGGCTAGAGTTGATTCACGAGCTGGCTGATAAAGTTACTAACGAAGTGGATTTAAAAACACTAGCCCAGATGTACTATGACGATAAATACGGCTACTTTGAAAGTATGAGCTATGAAGAGTTATTATCCGAAGCCCAGCAAATGAATATTAATATTGATGACGTGGTGGAACCTAAAAGACACCCACACTCTATAGTAATGTGTTTATACGCTGAAGACGCTTTAGGAACCAAAGAGCCTTGGAAATTATGGGAAGTAAAAAAAGAAGAAGATAGTGTGTGGTGGAATCTTTATAATCACCCTAGATGGTCTGAAGTCTGTGAGTACCGTAGAAAAGATGTAAAGCCGATGTAGAAAACTGTTAATGAATGAAGTAAATAACATATGAAAACACTTGTAATAAGAAATTACCTAGAAGAAGTAACCGATGAGGACCTGGGGACACTAACAAGTCCCTGGTTCAAAGTAGACCGAGGAAACTTTAGTTTAACTACCACAGTAAGATACCCTGGCATAAATGGAACCATAAGAGACTTAATCAGAGCTGGTAGAAGAAAACGTAAGTTTGCTGGTCATGTACGAAACGGTTACAAAACTAAGTACGTAACAGGTTTTGGTATGAGATCTTACCAAGAAGTAACCCTAGAAATATCCCTATAAAAAAAAATACACAAACTTGATAGTTAAATAGAGACTAGTATATACCTTAATAAATTTATAACTATTAGGAGTTGTTATGCTAGGTAAAGCCGTCTTTTCAAGAAAAAAATATATAAAGCTACTCAAACAGAAAGATGATCTTCTATTCCATATACTGTTACTAATGTATTTGGATGAAGAAGGGAACTATATCATCTATGAAAATGAGGCACACATAGTAAAAGAAGCTATGAGCTTATATATGCCGGAGCCAAAAAACAATGACAACAGCAGAAGACCTGAAGATTGAATTTAGTGCAAGATTTATAGAACTAAAGAAAGTAACAACAAAATACTTCGGATGGTCAGAGGACTTCACAAGGGATCAAGCCAACAAAGGTTTGATTCCCTTTAGAACATTTAAAGCAGTAAAAAGTAACAAAGCACCTTGGCTAGTTGATGTCATCGACCTAGCAAATTACCTCGATAAAATGCGTGTGGGCGCATAGAGTCCCCATGAAACGCTACAGCCCAGTAGAATAGCGACTGTCAGTCCAATCCAGCATCGGTGCAACACTAAAGCGGTGTGCAGGTTTATTATGGTTCATGGGGCTTCCCAAGGAGTTATTATTGGTTAATAATACTATATTTGTCCCCACAGAGTCCCCATGATATTTTATGGGGACAGAGGAAAGTAACATGGCATCAATAGTAAAAAGAATAAAGGCAAACGGTGAGATAGTTTACGACTGTTCTATCAAGATACGCAAACATGGTACAGTTGTGTATCGTGAAAAGAAGAGTTTCAATAAGCAAAAACTAGCAAAAGACTGGGGTATGCGAAGAGAGACTGAACTACAAGAACAGACAGTCTATAAAAAACGTGAATACCTTTCACTGGGTAGTGTCATAGAACAATACTTAAAAGACTTTAGCCCATCGGGCAGAAGCAAAAGGTTTGATATTAACAAGCTCTTAAAAAGAGACATAACTAAACTAAATGTACATACCTTAACTCATAAAGACTTAATTCAACATATTCGTGAGAGGAACAAAGAGTGCTTACCACAAACCGCTACCAATGATCTCATTTGGTTAGGCGTAGTACTACGAACCATGAAAGGTGTCATAGACCTTGATACCGATTTAACCATATTCGCTACTGCTAGAGAGATTCTCTACTCAGAAGGCTTAATTGCTAAAGCACAACACAGATCCCGAAGACCTACTAAAAAGGAGATATGGGAACTATCCAGATACTTACATGATAAGTACCAAAATATCCCTATGCTCCACTTAATGTGGTTCGCTATCTATTCTGCTAGAAGACAATCAGAAATAGTACAACTACGCTGGGAGGACCTACACAATGAAGATAGAACCATACTGGTTCGTAACTTAAAAGATCCACGCATTAAGAATAAATCCAAGATGTCTAAACTACCAAGGACAGCTTACAAAATACTATTAAGGCAACCTAGAGTAAGTGAGTTTATCTTCCCCTATAACAGTAAAACAGTGGGAGCTTACTTTACTCAATCCTGTAAAATGCTAGGAATTACTGGTTTGCATTTCCATGACTTAAGGCATCACGCAGTATCAATACTATTTGAAAAGAAACTCAGCATAGTTGAAGTACAACAAATCTCATTGCATGAGAACTGGAATACGCTTAAGCGTTACACAAACTTAAACCCAAGGGATATAGATATATGAAACGCTGGAGTGGAAAAAAACAAAAACATATAGAAGTACCTGCAATAGATTCTTTTATTGAAGAAGTAATAGAGGTATGTAAAAAACACGGCTTCAGTATTTCACATGAAGATTGTCGCTGGATTTATGAAAGACTGAATAAGGATAAATAATGGCAATGACTAAAAAAGAACGTGCTGAGTTCGATAAGCTTATATTAAAAGCTGAAACCTTGACCGCACTTAGGTGGACAAGCCCTATTGAACCTGATTTGCTACCACCAACTGAATACGACAAAATAGTACAGGGTTGGAGTTTTAATAGATATTCAATGCTAGTTAGTGAATCATGGTCGGGCTATTGCAGAAACGGTAGCGGAATATACAGTAAAAATTCATCAGCATCACAAGGAGGAAAAAAGCAATTCTCCACAAAAATACTTGCACTTAAAGCTATGCGACATGAGGTTGAATACGCAAACGCTAAAAATTTATTACTCATTGATAAAATGATTGACGCTGAATTACCCTAGACTAAGTAAATTTAACCAAACAATAAAAAGGGAGCTATATGCTCCCTTTTTTTATACTTAAAGGTTAATTAACAACCTTTACCGCCGCCCTTACCTTTACCACTACCGCCTTTGCCTTTAGGAGCCATAGCCATGATATTTTCCTTAGTTATATTAATGAAATTTACTACAGGGCTAGTATAACAGCTAATTCCTAACGGATACCATAATTATTTTAATAGAGAATACACATGACTAAAAGAACCTTAGAAGATATAGCACTAGAGACTGCCCTTGGGCATTTCCTTAGTGATGAAGTTAGCGCAGAGGAATACAGAAATGCAGGTGAAGATTGGATAGATGAGTTGGAAATAATTGTCTGGGAACCATTTGAGGGCTACCTAGAACCAGAATTAGCAGGATTCATTAGCGATTTAGAATCGTCAATACTTGCTGCTTTAATAGAAGCAACAACAAAATAAAATTAAACTTTGTAAGCCAATGCCTATATACTACTTAGCCACTCAGTTTAATGGCTAGACTCCCCAACCACCACAGGTAAACTACTCAATGAGTAAACAAAAAACAGTACTACCCTTACAACTAGGTTCGCTGGACACTTGGGAAACCAAGTATCAACTAAAAACTAAAGAAGGAGTTAAGATTGATCTAACTGTAGATGATACTTACAAACGTGTAGCTAAAGCCTTAGCCAGCACTGAAAACGGTCAGGCCTACTGGGAAAACCAATTCCTTTGGGCATTAAGAGTAGGTGCTATTCCAGCAGGTAGATCCTTATCTAATCTAGGTGCTGAAGAACATAAACCCGGTGCATCCTCAATTAACTGTACCGTATCAGATACCATAGAAGATTCTATTGAAGGCATCTTTGGAAGTGTACGTGATGCAGGTATTACTCTCTCAGCTGGTTGTGGTATTGGTTACGAATTTAGTACCATTAGACCTAACGGAGCAATGGTTTCTGGTGTTGGTGCTACCACTACCGGAGCCATACCATTTATGGATGTATTCGATAAGATGTGCTTTACCATTGCCTCAGCAGGAGGACGTAGAGGCGCACAGATGGCTACCTTTGATCTGGAGCATCCAGATGTATTAAATGTCATTAAAGCCAAGCGAGAAGACAGTAAGCTACGACAATTTAATATCTCTCTATTAATTACCGATAAATTCCTTGAAGCAGTAAAGAACAATACCGAATGGGTATTCTCTTTCCCAGTAACAAGAAAAACTTTCGATGCTAGAGAAGAGTATGTCTATAGAAAGTTCCCTGGTGATCTAACTAACTACCTTAAAAATAAAGCGGGTGAAGTAGCCTGTAAGATCTATGGCTCAATGCCGGCAGTAGAACTGTGGGATATTATCATGCAGTCTACCTACACCTTCTCAGAGCCAGGATTTCTATTGATAGATAAAATCAATAAAGAAAATCCATTGTACTTCTGTGAAGACATCCGTGCTACCAACCCATGCGGTGAACAGCCATTACCCCCAAACGGTGCTTGTCTACTAGGATCTATCAACTTAACCAAATTTGTTAGTGAACCTTTCACTGATGCTGCTACCTTTGACTTTCAACTGTTTAGTGCTGTCGTAAGCATATTTACCCGTATGCTCGATAACGTAGTAGATATGAATAACCTACCACTGGAAGCACAGCGCAATGAGATTCTACGCAAACGTAGACATGGTATGGGTTATCTGGGTCTAGGCTCCGCTATGACCATGCTAGGTATGGTATACGGTAGTCCTGAGTCAGTAGCCCTCACAGATAAGATCACCAAGACTTTGGCGATTGAAGGCTGGAGAACAGGAATAGAGTTAGCCAAAGAAAAAGGTGCAGCACCTATATTCTCTGAAGAATTTAAGGATGCGGATGGTACTACAATACCTTGTGCAGTGCTGTTTACCAGAAGCGTACATATTCAAAGAATACTGAAAGAGGCTCCAGAATTAAAGCAAGAGTTTATTAAGCATGGTTGTCGCTTTACGCATCACAGCTCTATTGCTCCTACAGGCACATTGGCTTTATCCGTAGGTAACAATGCCAGTAATGGTATTGAGCCTAGCTTTGCACACTCATACATGAGGAATGTGATTAAGGCAGGCAAGAGTACTAAACAGGTCCTTGAAGTAGTTTCTTATGAGCTACTACTATACAGACATCTATTTGATCCTTCGGCTCATCCTAGTAATCCTGGTTCATTACCTGATTACTTTAAAGGTGCTGATGAGATCGACCCAAAGCACCATATTGATATTCAATCTGCTGCTCAATACTGGATTGATAGCTCAATCAGTAAAACCATTAATGTCCCAACTGATATGCCTTACGAGGATTTCAAAGACATTTATGATTACGCTATTGCTAAGGGACTTAAAGGTTGTACGACCTTCCGCTTCAACCCTGAAGTATTCCAAGGAGTCTTAGTTAAAGAAGAAGACCTAAAGAGTACTCAGTACACTTTCGTACTAGAATCAGGCGAAGAAGTAACAGTAGCGGGTGATACCACTATCGACTATGACGGAGATACTCATTCAGCTGCTAATCTATTCGACAGTATTAAAGAAGGATATTATGGAAAATTCTAACGTAAAAATAAGCTCAAAGATCGTCAGTGTTAAGCTGGGAACAGCGGCAGCAAACGAACCAGTTGTACAAAGCATTGCTATGAACGAGTTCATAGAAAGAGAAGCAATATTGATAGGTAGAACTTTTAAGTTAAAACCAGCAAACAGTAAACATGCCTTATACATCACGCTAAATGCGCAATGTATTGATGGCATACTCTATCCTAGAGAAATATTCTTCAATACCAAAAATCCAGAACATAAAATGTGGATGGATGCTATGGCGTTAACGCTCTCAGCAGTGTTTAGAAAAGGTAACGATGTTAGCTTTATTGTTGAAGAATTTAAAGCCGTTTACGACACTGAAGGTTACTGGGGTAAAAGCCATGAAACTGGTAAAGGTAAATACTATAAATCAATCGTAGAAGAGATAGGCTGCGTTATTGGCATATTCTTAAATACGCTACAAAGTGGTGCTTCTAGCATTGTGCCTATTAACAGTAAGAAAGTTAAGGGTACAGTCATTGAACCTAATATGTTCCCTGACCATGCTCAGGTATGCAAGTCTTGCAGTACGAAAGCTGTAGTCATCTTAGATGGTTGTAATACCTGCTTAAACTGTGGTGATAGTAAATGTTCTTAATTATTTTAGCGTAGCTCATACGCCTCCCTATCCCCTAGATAACTCTAGGGGACTTTTTTATACGGATATCCCCATGAATAGAGTACAGCTACAAATCTTAGACCAACGCCTGAGTAACACAACAGCAAAAGGTATGTTTCCACTACCTGATTATGCAACAGTAGGCGCAGCAGGAATTGATCTTAGAGCCATGTTTGAAAGTAACCGGGTCTACACCGAGATTTATCCTGGCGAGACAATGATAATTCCAACAGGTATTGCTATAAATATGCCTGACACAATGGCAGCAACCTTACTACCTCGTTCTGGCTTAGGTCATAAGAACGGAATCGTCTTAGGTAATCTGATAGGGCTAATAGATTCAGACTACCAACAGCAAATATTCATATCTTGCTGGAACAGAAACCAAACAGGCGAACCCTTCAAAATTGAGTTAGGTGATCGTATTGCTCAAATGGTTTTCCTACCTGTTATCAAAGCAGAGTTTGAGCTTGTAGATAACTTTGTAGATAACGGGCGTGGTGGCTTCGGACACTCAGGAACACACTAACAGAGAATGCCTACGGCATCTCTTGTAACTAATAAGGGGATGCCTAAATGAATGCAACACTGAAGTCTAACCTGCTATCCGCTTTAATAGGTAGCCTATTTTTTAATGCTGATAAATTAAGTGAGACAACCACTAACCAAGAAGCCATAGATACTCTATTTGAAATAAAGATGCGTTTATTAAGTGATCTACGTAACTTACTAAATGCTTGTAGTTCTGATGAAGATATTATTTATCTACTCCCAGAACAACTAAAAGACATCGCTACAGGCTTAGGCTACACCTTTGCTGATCTAGGTTACTACGAACCATCAGACCTAGTAAGGAAAAGTATGGTTTTAACTGAGAAAGTTATTATCAGCATTAAGGAACAACAAATACTTGAGATGCTCATATCCTAATGGCTTACCTAAAGTGGCCAGATATGCTCTTTCCCCCAATAAACTTATTGACAATGCCTAATATGAAAAATGACATAAAAACAACTGATATAGACCATACACTAGCAGAACGTGGCAATAGATATGGTAACTTTACAAGCCATGCAGCGATAACTCAAGGCATTAAAACAGCAATGATTACCAGCAACAACTGGTTAACTTTAGCCGATGATCAACGTGAGGCGTTAGAGATGGTTGCACATAAGATAGGACGCATCCTCAATGGTGATCCCGATTACCACGATAGCTGGCATGACATTATTGGCTACACGAAACTGGTTGCCGATAGATTAGAGAAGGAACAAGCACTAACTAAAACGCACTAACAAAGAGGTACAGACCATGTTCCATCTAGTGTTTCATCAACCACCTCAACAGTATAGCTATAAAATAGCTGTACTAATTAAGGCATCAGCACTAAACAAAGAAAAACTATGGCAATATTATGTAGAACCACTAATAGACAAAGGCTATTTAGAAACAGATATTATTGCCTTCTCTTTAGATTACGGTGGTAAAGCCAAGGTAACAGTTAAACAAGCGAAAGCTTACCTAGACTCATTAGCTAAGGCTACACAACAGCTAGGTGTAAAATATTTACTGGTAGCTGATGCTGAGTACTTCAAGGTACTGACTGGCTCAAAGAAAGCAGCACCGATGTTTGGTTACTTAACAGAATGTACCTACAAAGGCTTTGAAGGTATGTCTGCAACCATCACCCTGAACTACCAAGCACTCTATTACGATCCAACCAAGCTCAGTAGCATCACTACCGCTATTGATGTACTTGGATCAGAGAGGACAGGAACTTACTCTGAACCAGGATCTAACATTATCAAGTATGAAAATTACCCTGATACATTGGACGATATACGTTTAGCGTTAGATAGTCTGCACCAATACCCTGCCCTCACTTGTGACATCGAAGCTTTCAGCTTGGATTTTAATAAGGCAGGTATAGGCTCTATAGCCTTTGCTTGGAATCAGCATGAAGGAATTGCCTTCGGTGTTGACTACACAGAGAATAAGCACCCACCTGTAGATGGTTGGTACGGTCATCAACAAGATAACCAAAAAGTAAAAGATTTACTGAAAAAGTTCTTTCTAAGCTATGAAGGTACTCTCATCTATCACAAAATTACTTATGATGCCAAGATACTTACCTATGAGTTATTCATGGAGAGCATGCTGGATACAGCAGGCATGATTGAAGGCATAAGAGTAATGACTAAAGATGTGCATTGCACCCAGATCATTACCTATCTGGCTACCAATAGTTGTGCAGGTAACGTGCTAGGCTTAAAAGAGAATAGCCAAGAGTTCACAGGTAACTATGCTCAAGAAGAGATTAAGGATATTCGTAGAATACCTAAAGATAAACTCTTGAGATATAACCTACTGGATTGTCTTGCAACATGGTTCGTATTCAATAAGAACCTACCCGTAATGATCAACGATCAACAGGACAGAATATACAACCAACTAATGCTACCCGGCGTTAAAGTGATTATGCAGGAAGAACTTTGTGGTATGCCTATCGACATGGCTCAAGTTCTGAAAGCAGAACAACAACTAACCCAGATCCAAGCAGAGCATCTAGCTGTACTATCGCAGAGTAAAGTAATCCAAGACTATTCCCTACAATTACAAAAGGAGGAGATGATTAAGAAAAATCTACTCTTAAAAGTAAAGGTAAAGCCACTAGAAGACTTTGCCGATATAGTATTTAACCCAAACAGTAATCCAAACTTGCAAGGACTCTTGCATGACCAATGGAAACTACCTGTCATTGATTCAACTGACTCAGGTGCGCCAGCTACCGGAGGTAAAACACTAAAAAAGCATCTAGTGTATCTAATGTCGGAATTTAATATTTCTGAAGAGAATCTAGTTTAATGATGAGTTAGGTTGCACATTGAAAACATTTGCGAAGGAAATTGACCGTGCTTTTTGGGGAGTTGCAAGCACTGCCAAAAAGCTAATGTTTTGAGAGTCTTGCAGCACTCAAAAGCGGAATAGAAAATCGACTTTAAACGTATCGCGCGGTGCGTCTAATGGGACAGTAACCAGATGTTTTCAATGTGCAACCTAACAGATGAGGAGAATAATTATGAGGAACTATACACATGACCAGAGATGAAGCCATACAAGCAGCTAGAGTACTTAAAGCACTCATTAAATATGCAGAGGCAGCTAAGATACTCGGTACATTCATTAAAGCCCTCAAAGAGAATAGCGTACTAAAGGAAGATGGTAATTACTATCTTCATGGTAACTTCAATATAACAGGAACGAAATCGGGTAGGCAATCTAGCTCTAATCCCAATTTAACTAACTTACCTAGTGGATCTACCTATGGCAAGTTAATAAAGTCATGCTTCAAGTCCCCCAAAGGTAGAGTAATGATAGGAGCAGATTTTGATTCCTTGGAAGATAAGATATCTGCTCTTACTACGAAAGACCCTAACAAACTAAAGGTGTATACCGATGGCTATGATGGTCACAGCCTAAGAGCGTTTGCTTACTTTAGGGATCAACTAGCTGGAATCATAGATACCGTTGAAAGCATAAACTCAATAGCAGATTTATTTCCTAAGCTAAGACAAGCATCAAAAGCACCAACTTTTTTATTAACCTACGGGGGGACCTATCATGGCTTAATTGCTAATGTTGGTTTCAAAAAACTAGAAGCACTAGAAATAGAAAGAAACTACCACGAGCTTTATAAGGTATCCGATGAGTGGGTACAAACCAAATTAATCGAAGCTACTAAGAACGGCTACGTAAAACTAGCCTTCGGACTAAGACTACGAACACCTATCTTGGCTCAATCAATCTTAACCAGTAGCTCAGTACCCTATGAAGCTAAAGCTGAATCTAGGACAGCAGGTAATGCTTTAGGACAAAGTTATGGGATGCTTAATAGCAGAGCAGCAGTAGCATTTCAAAGGCGTATATGGGGTTCTCCCTATGCGCTAGACATTCTACCTATCTGTGCGATCCATGACAGTCAGTACTTCTCAGTAGCAGACAACGCTGAATGTATTGAATGGTTCAACAATAATCTTATTGAGTGCATGTCTTGGACAGGCTTACCAGAGATACGACATGACATCGTAAAGATCAGTGCTACCGCAGAGATCTTCTACCCCTCATGGGAAGTATCAGCAAAACTACCTAACCGCTCTACCCAAGCAGAAATAACTGCAATCGGTAGAGCAGCCCATAAAAAATATTTAGAGGAGTTAATAAATGAATAGGATAACCGCATTCATCTATCGCCATAAGATACGATGCAATGAATTGGCTAAAGCACTGAAACTGGTAGAGCATGAACTTGATTATACCACCAGGTCAAAGAATATATTAACGCTTAACAATCACGCTAAAGACGAAAGGAACCAAGCGCTACTAAAACATTTACACGAATTAGAGCATGAGATAGAAGGGCTAAAAATAGCTCTACATGCAGCTAATATAAAGATTACTAAAGTATTTCCTAGACCACTCATTAATTTTATACGGGGACAATAGAAGATGAATATTGATAACAGCACCACAGTAAAAGTAATTGCAGCATCTAGCCATAAGGGTATGCCAGTGACAACACTGGAGCTGGAGTACCCTCGGATCATTCATGCAGAAATGATGACACATCGGGAGTTTTCCCGTAATGCAGCATCTAGCAGAGCTATCCCAGTCAAAACCATGATCAGTAATATTCGTAAGAATATGTTTGTTCCTATTTACTGGGGCAAGAACCAATCAGGTATGCAAGCCAAGGAAGAACTTACCGGTGTAAGACGCTTTCTAGCTAAGTCCTTATGGATCATCGGTGGACATATCAATCTATTAGGTGCAACCCTGCTTAACGCTGTAGGCGTACATAAGCAGCTTGCCAATAGAAACCTTGAGTACATCTCCTACATGAAGACCATCGTGACCTCTACCAGCTTTGATAACTTCCTAGCGTTACGTGACCACAAAGATGCTCAACCTGAGATCCAAGCAGTCGCTAAGAAACTGAGGATTGCTTTAGATAACTGCGATAGAGAAGAGCTTGCTGAAGGTGAATGGCATACGCCCTACGTAGAACACAATAGATCCTCTACTGGTGAGCTAATCTATGGTAACGGTTTAAGCAGTTATAGTGCCAAGCAAGTATCAGTAAGCTGCATAGCTCAGGTGTCTTACAGAAACACAAACAGCTCGATAGGTAAAGCTTTCGCAATCTTTGATAAATTAGCTACCTCAACACCCATACACGCTTCACCCTTTGAAAGTGTACTGACACCTATAAGTGGCTTCAGTACAAAAGGTGTAACAGCCCTCTCTATTTCAGGCCATAGACTATCAGGAAACAGTAAAGGGTGGTCACAGTACAGACACCAACTGTAAGCAAACAATTAATTATGGGGAAGATTTATGACACCTAAGGAAATTAACCAAAAATATGGGGCCACACATTATAGCGTTATGTGTGATGGGGAAACACCACAGCAATTCTACAAGCAAGAAGACATACCATTCTCCGATGGGACATCTAAACGAGTATGGGTATACCTATCTTACGCGAATATCTGGATGGGGTCGGACTACAATAACAACCCAGAGGCGGTAAACAAGCTTAAAACGATACCGACATAACTTATAAGCAAACCTTCGGTTTGTCCTACAAATTTTCAATAGAGGATACTATGCAGCTATATACAAATGATTCCAACATACCATTAGCATTAGCCGTATGGCTGGCTAATGACGAATACGCACATAACCCTGATCCATTCACCATATCAGCTACCAGTTTACTTAAACCAGTAAAACAACTAGCGTTTAGCTTCTTAGCCAAGAGTGTAGATAACCCAGAAATAGCCCTACAAACCCTGAGTTCAAGAATGGCAAGTAGGGTAGGACAAGCGATCCATGCCAGCTTAGAGGATGCTTGGAAGAATAATTATGAGCGATCCATGAAAGCTCTTGGCTACCCTGATAAGGTCATCAGTCAACTAAGAATCAATCCTTCGGAGTCTGAGCTTAAAGCCCATGCAATAGCAGGCAAAGAGATTATACCAGTCTATGTTGAAGGTAGAATGCAACGTAAGGTTAATAGGTGGACGATTACAGGACAGTATGACCTTATCGTTGATGGTCGAGTTACCGACCTGAAAACCACTAAAACCTTTGGTTATATCTCCGGTAGTAACGATGATGCCTACATCAAACAAGGCAGCATCTATAAATGGTTGAATCCAACCAAGATTACTGATGATCAGCTATCCATCTTGTACTACTTCAAAGACTGGACAGCAATGGCTGCACGAGCAAATCCTTTGTACCCTAAAGCAGAAATGCTACAAAAGATGTTTCCACTCATGTCGATACAAGAAACTGAAAGATTCGTTACCAACAAACTTAGGCAGTTAGACGCTGCCATAGGTAAACCCGAAGAAGAAATTCCTGAATGTACTTCTAAAGAATTATGGGAAGACCCAACTAAATACAAGTATTACTCTAACCCTTACAAGCTAGCCAAGGCTACCAAAAACTTTGATGACAGCTATGAAGCTGCTATGTTCATGGCGAGTAAAGGAGGCATTGGTGTAGTCCTCGAAGTACCGGGCAAGGTTAAGGCGTGTAACTACTGTGACTTTTCTACTATTTGTAAACAACGAGCTGCCTTAGCTGAAGCAGGAAGACTATGAAGGATAACTGAAATGATCATACAAAAGTACAATGGAGTTTGGGGAATACACAATGACATTCTGTACTGGGAAGAGAATATTAGGTCTTTAAGGCTATGCCCAGAGAGTCTACACCTAGCTACCACTCAAGCTGCTGAAACAGGCTTTGGAGACTACTGCGTAGTAATGCCACCCAGTGACCAAGAACCTACACTACTACTTTTATCTGCGTATCAAAGGGTAACACTCAACGAGGATTATGCGATGCTACAACTACTACTAAAAACTGTTGTCTTGGCTATAGCACCTAGAATTGTGGGTATGTTATCTGAGACTATCTCTGACGCGCTATCTGAAGCTACAACTGTAGTACATAATTTACTTGGTTCAACCACAGAACCAGAAAAACTTACTGTAAGGAGCAACACACCAAAGAAATCTGATACTACCAAGCTAACCCAGTATATGTATGACTTTATTATCTATGCTCATACAGACTGGAAAAACTTTAATAGGCAGAACCCAAAAAACAAGAAAACAATGGAGGAACTGATAGAAGCTATTAACACTTACATGGGTACAGATAAAAGTAGAACTACCTTAAGCAGAATATGGAATGGGCGCATCGACCGGGATAACCTCCCTGTAGGCACAGCCTATTTTGATTGCCCATATAAATCAAAAGACTTGTCTTAAGCCACTTAGTCTATATACTAAACATCCCCGATAAACTACAAAAAGCGAAACATAATGTTTGCAAAACTATACGAAAATACTAAGCACGGACAAATCCTCGTCATGTTAGATGCCACAGACGATGGTGAACCAGTTATTAAATACTGCTGCCAACCAAAAGGTCTAGGGGTTTGCTACGCACTATCACCGTCCTTTGAAAACTCTGAGGAGGGCTGGACTATAGCCGAACAAACCTTTAAAGACGAAAACGAAAAATCTGCTACTGAACTTGTAGAGGTAGTCATTCTGGCTGCGCTAGAGGAAATGGAGGTTGTAGAGGTTTCTTATGAAGAACAGAAACTCATGAAACAACAAAACAAAAAACCCCAACACATACTACATTAGGAAAAACCCATGAAAGACTTAGCTGGGGTGAGTTACTTTGAACCAGCAGAAAAACTTGTAAGAGTTTTATGCAAAAAAACACAAAGTGAAGACCCATTATTTTTTAGAGTTTTAACTGCATACTACTTTACTAAAGTGGCTTCTATGATGCGGTGTGCGGTTAAGACACCGGATAGAGGCATCATCCCAGTAAGTCTGTATGCCATAAATCTAGCTACTAGCGGTTTTGGTAAAGGTCATGCAACCACTATCGTAGAAGAGCAAGTACTGCACAAATTCAGAGAGACATTCTTAAGCAGTACCTTCCCTTTAGTCAGCGAAGAGAACCTAGCAAAACTAGCTGTAAAAAGATCTAACAAGAAGTCTACCGATCCAGATGAAGAATTGCTCAAAGTACAAAAAGAGTTTGAAAGAGCAGGTGAGCTTGCGTTCTCATTCGATAGTGGATCTTCCCCTGCCATCAAACAAATGCGCCATAAGATACTAATGGCTAATGCTGGCTCAGTAAACTTTGAGATGGATGAGCTAGGTAGTAACTTGCTAGGCAATACAGAAGCCTTTACGGTCTTCTTAGAATTATTTGACTTAGGTAAAGTAAAACAAAAGCTTACTAAAAATACTGCTGAAAGTATTAGAAGTGAAGAGATTGATGGTAGAACCCCTACCAATCTTATGCTGTTCGGTACACCTTCTAAGTTATTTAATGGCAGCAAGATAGAAGAAGAGTTCTATTCCATGCTAGACACTGGCTACGCTAGACGCTGCTTATTTGGCTTTGGTAGAAAGATGCCTAATGTTGCAGAGCTTACACCAGAACAAGTATACGACATACTTACTGACAAATCAGACATACAAGACTTAGTTGACTTGTCTGATATGCTGGGCAACCTTGCAGATAAAGTAAACTTTAACAAGATTACGCTTATGTCCAGGGAAGTTAGTATTGAACTACTAAGCTACAAAATGCACTGTGAAAAGCTAGCAGAAACATTTCCAGAACATGAAGAAATACAAAAAGCGGAGTTAAGTCATAGGTACTTTAAAGCCTTAAAGCTTGCAGGTACGTATGCCTTTATTGCCGGTAGCTTTGAGATTACCGAAGAGATACTCTACAACGCTATTAAGCTGGTAGAAGACTCAGGTAAAGCGTTCTCAAAAATACTAACTAGAGATCGTAACTATGTAAAACTGGCTAAGTACATTGCCGAAATAAACCGTGAAGTAACTCACGTAGACTTAGTGGAAGACTTACCTTTTTATAAAGGTAGCGAAGCTCAGAAAAGAGAGTTAATGACCTTGGCAATAGCCTATGGTTACAAGAACAATATCATCATTAAGAAACACTATATTGAAGGTATTGAATTTATGAAAGGAGAATCTTTGAAGCAAACCAATTTGAATGAGATGATTCTGTCGCATAGTACACAACTTGCTGAAAACTACGAAGTAGCTTTGGCTCCCTTTGATAAACTTCACCAGATGACTAACCACCCTAATTTACACTGGGCGAACCATAACTTCATAGGTAACTATAGATTAGAGGATAATGTAATACCTGGATTTAACATGGTGGTCATTGATGTTGATGGCGAAGTCTCTGTAGACACAGCTAAATTGCTGTTACAAGACTACAAGTTCTTAATATACACCACTAAACGCCATACACCCAATGAGAATCGCTTTAGAATAATTCTACCGCTATCGCATAAGTTAGCCCTAGACGGCAATGAGTTCAAAAGCTTCATGGCAAATATCTTTGATTGGCTCCCATTCAAAGTAGATACAGCAACCAACCAACGAAGCAGAAAGTGGCTAACCCATAAAGGTAACTACTGGTACAACGATGGTGAGTTACTGGATGCTCTATTGTTTATCCCTAAAACAAGTAAGAGTGATGCACAGAAACAACGTGTACTGGATCTACAGTCTCTAAGCAATTTAGAGCGCTGGTTCGTTAACAATACCGGGGAAGGTAATAGAAGCAACCAGTTAATCAAGTATGCTTTAGTTCTTGTAGACTCTGGTATGGGATTGGATTCAATACGTAATAACTTATTGGCTCTTAACAACAAACTACCAAACAAATTAGATGATGCAGAAATTGTGTCCACAATCTTAGTATCTGCAGCAAAAGCAATCTCAAAGAAAGCTTTATCTGTAGCCGCTTAACTTAACCAGTAGAGAATAATATGGCAAATAACAACATCGTACTTATTTCAGGTAAGAGTACTACCGGAAAGAGTGCAAGCTTAAGAAACATCAGAAACCCAGAAGGAGTCATGTACTTAAATTGCGAGAATTAACTGTTAGTTCTCTTTAAACCTATTGAAATGCTGGAAAGCCCTTAGAGCCTACGTATAACCGAAAGGTGATGAACAAGCCGTAGGATTGGGTAATCAGCAGGAAAGACTTAGTAGTTAATTTAATTCTGTGTTAAAATAAGGCTACCATTTTTAAATTGAGAATTAAAATGAAAGAGCATATTGAAGACATGGCATCTGGGATATACAGAGTTACTTCGGAAGGTAGAATTTACAGCCAATCAAAGTTAAAAATACCTTTGGTTGGTAAGGGCATGGTGTTTTCTGGTGAGTTTAAAGAAATACTTAAACCAGAAAAAGAGCTTGCCACAACAGTAAATAATAGAGGGTATAGAGCTGTGAGTGTAGTAAATAGAACTCTCATGCTTCATAAGCTTGTAGCTAAAGCCTTTTTACCCAACCCTGAAGGGAAAACCCAAGTAAACCATATAGATGGTAATAAATTAAATAATGATGTAAGTAACCTTGAGTGGTGTACTCCTAAAGAGAACATCCAACATGCTTTTAGAACTGGCTTGAATAAAGCGGGTATAAACACAAAGCAAACGTATAAAACTTCTGAGACTAAGCAGAAATGTTTAGCAAACTTAAAAGATAAATCTAAACTTACTGAAGAGGAAGTTAGATATGTACGCTCTGTGTTTATCCCGCGAGATAAAGACTTTAGTGCTACAGCGTTAGCACTAATGTTTGGAACCTCTATAACAGCAATGGCTAAAATTGTGAAAGGTCAAACTTACAAAAATATTAAGTAATCCTCAACGACTATCGAAAGCATATACCCTAACGATAGGGTAGAATAAGCGAGTAGAGTACACCTCAAGCGAGGTGGAAGTAGTAGGCATAGCGTTAAGCTATGATGATATAGTCTGCTCTATAGTGAAAGCTATAGCTGAGTTAAAAGCTCGATGTTACAGTAGCGCAGTAACATGAACACTAGGAACAAAAGTTTACCCTTCGCCAACAAGTTTAAGAGCTACACCATCACTGATCCTATGCAGGTCTATGATGGATTTACGGCTGCGGAAGCTAATCCAGAGATTCATACTATCATCGTGGATACAGTAACGTACTTAATGGATATGTATGAATCCAACTACGTACTTAATTCAGCAAACAGTATGAAAATGTGGGGTGAATACGCTCAGTTCTTTAAGAACTTGATGTCACAGTATGTAGCCAACTCTACTAAGAAAGTAGTGTTCCTTGGACATACACTTGACGTACTCAATGAATCTGAAATGATCTCTGAAACCTTAGTAAAGGTTAAAGGATCATTAATGAACCAAGGAATCGAAAGTTACTTCACCAATGTAGTCAGTACTAAGAAAGTAGCCTTACCTAAATTGACTGAAATGAAATCAGCGCTCCTTGATATTACAGAAGATGATGAGATCAACGGATTCAAATACGTCTATCAAACCAAGCTAACGAAAGAAACAGTTAATGAACGTATTCGTGGTCCACTAGGTATGTGGGAAAGAAAAGAGACTTACATCGACAACGATATTCAGAATGTTCTGGACAGAATTGAACAGTACTACGGCCCAGTAGCTAAAGCTACTTAACAAAATGAAAAAGTATAATAAATACTGGCTAAACAAGAAAGATCGCTTTAACCTTCTTTTAATGCTAGCAGATTTAGAAAACATGGTTAAAGGTTGTATTAACATAGACACCGAAATTGAACAGCTCATTGGTCAGGCCAAAGAGGTTGTAGAAAACATGGATTGCGAATAAAGCTGCTTAAAAAACATAAACAACAAACACATAAATAATACAAGGAAACCAATACAATGCTAAATACTTTATCTAAACCTACCAACGTAGTAGCTGAAACTGATACTATAGGCGGCGGAAGCTACCTGTTAGACTCTGACATTTACGACATGACCATCGACACAGCTTGGGTTGGTAAATCCAAAGGTGGAGCCATGAACGTAAACCTAGTACTAAAATCAGGTAACAAAACACTACGCAGCACCATCTATATTACCTCTGGCGATGCCAAGGGTAACAAGACTACCTACACTGATAAAGACGGTGCAGAGCATTACTTACCTGGTTTCTCTCAAGTTGATTCTATGTGCTTGTTAGCTATAAGCAAAAGCATAACCGAACTTGATACTACTAAAAAGGTAATCAAAGTTTTTGATGCTGCTGTCAGCAAAGAAGTACCAACAGAAGTAGACATGATCATGGATCTACTAGGCGCTACAGTTAAGGTCGGAGTACTGAAACAGATCGTAGATAAAACAGCTAAGAATGACCGTACTGGTGCTTATGAGCCAACAGGCGAAACCCGTGAGATCAACGAGATTGATAAATTCTTTAGATCTCGTGACGGTCTAACGACTGCTGAAATCCGTGCTGGCGAAAAGACAGCAACCTTCCATACTACTTGGGAAACCACCCATAAAGGTGTTGTACAAAACAAAGCCAAAGGTGCATCAGGAGTTAGCAGACCGCAAGCAGGTATGCCGCCATTAGCAAATAAACCTGCTCCGGCATCGAGTATGTTTAATTAATGCTTACAAGGAAATTTACTATAGCCTCACCTTTACGGGTGAGGGTCAGTAAAAACAAAATGTTTATTTTGAATTTAAACGTCTATAGAAATGCTCATTTCCATATACTGAATAAAGCCAAAGTAGAATACAAAAAGACTCTAGCAGCGCAAATTAATGCACTACCAGAGTTCACTACTGCAAAGATTCACTACACAGTTTACCCAAAAGATAAAAGAAAATTCGATGTAAGTAACGTGGTATCTATCCATCAAAAGTTTTTCGAGGACGCTTTAGTCGAACTCGGAAAACTAATAGATGACTCAATTACCTTTATCTCGGAATCATCACAATCGTTCGGGGAAATCAGTAAAGACAATCCTAGAGTAGAAATAACAATCACAGCCACACTAAAACCATAAAGGAAAACAAATGCAAATCACACTAGATAGCTCAGAGATTAAACAAGCCATTGTCAGCTTCGTAAGCGATCAAGGAATAGATCTTACAAACACAGATGTTGAAGTAGGCATGACTGCCGGTAGAGGCGTAAACGGCACTACTGCAACAGTAGACATCATACCTAAGAGCAAGCCTACAGGAACAGGCGTAAAAAACACTTACCACAACGTAGCTAACTTGGTCTCTGTTGCAACTAAAGCAGAAGCAAAGCTAGAAGAAGAAGAAGAAGAAGACTTGGATGAAGAAATTACAGGTCCATTGGATCTAGTAGAGGCTGAAGAAGAGGAACTGGAAGACACACCAGTGGCAGCACCTAACACTATCTTTAACTAATCCAGCCATGTCTGCGCTATGTGAAGGAGCAGCAATACTAGGATTAATAATCCTAGTATTAGCAATATTTGCTGCTGCTAGCATCTTAGGCGGTTTCCTATCCTTACTGGGAATAATAATCCTAGTAGGTATAGGAATAAAAGCGGTACGAGAGCTTTAGCCAAGTCGGGAAGGTAATGCTTCCCGATACACCCATTAACTTTAATGAGAGTAACTAATGAACAGCGAATTAGAAATTATAGACAAGGGCTTAACTGCGCCCTGGATTATGCCTGCTGATATTGAAGCAGTTATTGTTGGTGAACAGTATCACTTATTTGAAGGCACAACTTTTACATCTTGCCTGCTTACACTTAAGAATGGCTTCACTGTTCACGGTGAATCTGCTTGCGCTATCCCTGAAAACTTCAATGAAGAGATCGGACGTAAGATTGCCAGAGCTATTGCGAAAGAAAAAATCTGCGTTTTAGAGGGCTACTTGCTCAAACAAAAACTATTAGAAGTAGCTTAACCGAAATATAGCAAATTAACGCATAAGGGGGGTTTCCTCCCCTTATTTTATTTACTTAACAAAAAAGTAGTTATGAATAAGCCAACAAACAAACAGCGTAAGAAAGTAAACCCATTTAGAGCAGCTGTGTGGAATAAGTCATGAGTGAACTCATTTATTTTATGTCGATAACCTTCATGGTTTGGGTAATTTATTCACACACAAAACACTAATTTTATACGGGGAATACTATGAATTTAATGATGAAAGAGTGGGCTGATAAAGCTTGGGTTAAGCAATTTAGCAATGATACTGATGGAATTAACAAAGTTAAGCCAAATAATATCAGTAACATATTAAAGCTAATTGTAAAGGTTTGGATGCTATTTATAGCGTTGCTGATGATGGGAGTACTTATAGCTTCCTGTGTAGCAAGCTTATCTTCGGCAGACATCCCAGCAGCTAAGGAATTAGCTAAAGAGAGGTTGAAATGAGCGAATACCGTGTAGTTTGGCAGCGTGTCCCATATTGCAACTTCGGCAAGCAGGTGCTTTTTGTAGAAGCAAGAGATGAGGATCACGCCAGAGCCGTAACTAAGGATTATGTAGAGCGAAGATTTGGTTACGGCAATATCGGATTCAGAGGGATTACTTTGTACGAAAAACCTGAAGGCGGGAAAGTGTTATGAACGAAGGTAATGAATGCGGAGCGCCCTGGAACGAAGGGGATGACGGTAGTTGCGCTTGCAATGCCTGCAAAAGAGAGAAACGCAAGGAGGATAGTGAAGAGTATATAGATTACGATTCTTATTTTGAATTACCTTTTTAAGTCACCAATTACCTAATATATACCCATAGTTTAATAGGATAAAACGCAGGTCCGTGATGACAGGTGATACAAGTTCGACTCTTGTTGGGTGTACCGTTTAGAAGAGGAATATTTATGAAAATGTTATTACTATCGCTGCTACTTATACCAACGCTAACCAAAGCATCAGAGACAGCATGCCTTGCACAAATCATGTGGAGCGAGGCGCAAGGTGAAAGTATTAGCGGCGTGGTTAGTATAGGATCAGCCGCTATTAACCGTGCTAAACGCTCTAAGAAAAACCTGTGCAAGTTATCAGGTGTAACTTACAAGCGCGTACCAACTGCGATACGCCCACATTTTGAAGCAATGGCAAAGTCGTCAATCACTAACAAATCTATTGTGGGGGATGCTGATAGCTGGGAGCGTAGCAAGCGACCTAATGGCAAGATTACTGCTAGAGTGGGTAGGCATACTTTTTATAGAGTGACGGGGTTATGAGTAAAGAAAGGGAGTTATTATTTTATGGTCTATTAAATGATGATGTAAATAGACAGTTAGTAAAAGAAACTAAAGAACTACTTGCCCAACCAAAACGAGAGCCTTTGAGTGATGAAGAAGTGGTGCAATTAATTAACACTAAGCACTTTGATACTAGCTATACCCTAAAACAGAGCGATGAGATTAACTTAAAATGGTACAAACAAGGCATTAAAGATGCCGAAACGCACCACAAGATTTGGAGTCGATGATGAGTAAAGAAAATATATTTTGTGCGTGTTTGCTGTTTGCATCTATTGTGCTTTGGTTTTGCTAAGGAGTTAAGTCATGAGTAAAGAAAGAGATTTGTTGGCTAGGATAGTAAAGGCAGATGTGGCAGACTACATTGATATTATAAATGAAGCCGAGGAAATATTTGCCCAACCTGAGAAAGATAGCATCCAATACTTGCTAGATCAAGTTGCTAGATTAACAGCAGAAAATGCTATGTTAAAAGAAAAATGGTCAACACCAAAACCTGAGCAAGAGCCTGTTGTTTGGATGTTTTGTGAACCGACCACCGGGTTAGTGTACTTTGAAAACAGCGGCAAAATGGAACATGGCTGGATTCCACTTTACATGGTACCGCCAGCTCCTGAGCCATTGAGCGATGAGGAGATATATGCCCTCGATGATGAAGTGCATGGGGTTGATGGTTTTGCAGTAGACAAAGAAGTCCTAGCCTTGATTAGAGCAGTAGAAAAAGCACACGGTATTATAGGTGAGTAGAGAGTAGGCATTAAGCCTACTCCTTAAGCCTATTTACTCTGGTATATAAGAACCCCCTCCTGTACCTGTAGGAATTAACCCAAAGGTATGTGGAACCACTAAATCAGTTGCCATAGCTACTGGGTTATTGATCCTACCCAACAGGCTAGTATTAATGATATTTGAATCATTGATAGTAGATAACTCACCAAACACATCTTCAAAACCAAGCAGACTTAATGCTCTTGCAGGTGCATGAGCATAGGTCTGATAGATGATCTTCTGTGAACGTATAAAGAACTTAGTGAACGACAAGAAGTTAGTATCATTAAGATACTGTATCTGCTTACTGGTCGGTGCAGCATAGTCAATAAAGGTATCTTTAATATCATTAATAGAGTCTACAGCACTCATACCCTTCTTTTCTATATTATGCTTATGCAGTGTAGCCCTAGCTACCAAATCACTTAACTGTGTGGCTTCACGCATGAATTTATACAGCTTAGTATCATGGTTCATGTACGCAATACTTGCCAGCGTCTTTAGTGGTTTAGGTACTCTTGCAACTAATGGAGCTAACTTCTCTTCAAGCATGCCCTTGTAAGTGTACTGGCTCTCATCCGTATCAACATCCTCAATGATTGTCTGAGACACACCAGAGTCCATCAGGAAGGAAATAGGATTATGAGCCATGTGATCTTTAAGACTATTGATCTTAGCCTTCACATTAGCACTATTCTGTAGCTTAGGGTTAATCCTAACAGACCTCTCAAGCTCCATCAGCTTGGCTACATCTTTATGGTACTGCCTAGCAGCATCAAGAAACATCGCTTGATCTTTCACGATAGAAAACCGACCTACACCCTTAACCCATAACAACCAGTTATTACTAATGATGTTGTTATACAACGTACCACCCAACTTAATAACAATAGCATCCTTCACTTCCTTTGCAATTTCTTGTAAAGCGATCTCACCTTTCTTAGCTGTAGGCGTTCTAAGCTTATCTCTAAGAGCAATCCTAAAATTGGTAAGCACACCTTCGTGCATAGCATTCGCCTCGTCCTCCTCCTTAGAGCCTTCAGTAACCGTAAACTTACGGAAACCGAAAATGGCTCTAAACATATTGGCTCGGACATACATCACATCACTCCCCCAAACCCTTTTAATCTCCTTACGCATATCAGCAGGTAGCATGGCATACAGCTCACGATCATCGGCATTTTGTGAATGGGAACTAAACTTAATAAACAAGTCTGGATCTTTCTCATAGTTAGCCAAGAAATCTTCGCGCATTAAATTAACGACTTCGTTGTTAATCTGCTTAGAGTTCCGCTTATCTACAATACTCCCTTCCATAGCCCCTAAGACTTTAGCAAAACCATTTTCCTTATCTAATAGGTCATCCTTAGTAGCTTCATTCATTAAATACCGATAACCCACAATCTCATGCTGTGCGTTCTCAACAGGAACCAATAGATTATTGTTATCTATCTTAGATAAATCAGCATAGTCAGCACTAGCAAGTATCTTCTGTCCTTTTGACGTAGCATGGGCAGTATCCCACGAACCAAGTAAAGCAGGATTAATCACACCCATACTAGAGTAACCAGCACCTAGATCATGGCCTTTACGTCTGTTGCTAGTCAACGATACTCCCATCTTATTAAAGGTAGCTGTATCACCATCTTTATTGACATACAAACTCATAGGTTCTTTGTTTAGATCAGTAGGGTCTTTAGACATAGCACCCCTCACTTTGATATACCCCTTAGCCTTCATTTTTGTCTCAGTTGATATAACATTACCAAGCTTATCAACTTTGAGGTCAAGATACGCATTATCCGGGGCCACCTCAATACTAACTCTTGGATTATAAATCTCCTTGGTATAACCCTTAAACATCAGCTCTTTCTGACCTTCAAAAGACTCTTCTAAGGCTCTGGCTTTCAAGTCTTTATGAACCAAGTAACTTAACATCACCCCATTGTTATCTTTATCCTTAGCAAACTCTCTCTCAGCTACAGTTACAAAGTCTTTAACATGATCTTTATCTGAGTACTTGATAGCATGTAGCGAAGCAAGAATATCAACATACTTTTCAATAGCTGCTAAGTCACCCTCTATTGTTTTACCTGTACCACCTAAGTGTGCAATGTTAACAGCGTTAATCTTTGTACCCCACTTAAGAGGTTGACCATTAACCATCATGTAACCCAAGGTTGCAGCCTGTGTTTTATAGTAGTCAAAGTTACTAGGTGCTGCTGCTTGCAACTGTTGTTCTACAGATTTAATTTCTGTAGCCAACTTGGATTTACTTTTAAGTAGCCCAAACATCTTATCCCAAGCATATCCATGATCAATCAAGCTACTCATGTCAGTCTTAAGCATTACCTTGGTAATCGCTATACCCTCACTCTTAGAAGGCATACCTACAATAAAGCTACCCAGTATTTGATTAGTCACACTCTGTGCTTGCAAACGTCTAAGTTGATCAATAAGCATATTAGACTTAGACAGCATGTGCAGGTACGCAGACGATATAGCAGTAATACCTTCAGCTTCAGTCACTAACTGAGACAGAATAGTTCTATGCGAATTACCATGTCTACGAGCTAACTTACCGGCTACCTTCTTATAGGCTTCAAAGCTAGTATCCTGACTCAAACCAATCATATTACCCACAGCAGAGAGTGTTTTATTCTTTCTAGCCTTGAGTAGTTGACTACTGGTTAAAGCAGAATAAGCCAATGCCTTATACAGCTTAGAGTTTACAATATCTTCCAAGTGACCATTCTCTTCAAACTTACGCATGATGATATTGGATTTAACTTGGTTGGCATTAGCCAACTTGTGCATCAGTTTCATCAAAGCAACATTCGCTGCTGGATCTTTGGTTTTGTTAATCAAACTTAGCACAGAATTAATTGCGCCGATGAATACGTTATACACTCTATCTGCATAGGTTAGTGGATCACGTTTAGACTTATTGGTATTAATGCCTGCCAATATCTTAATGAACTTAGCATTGGTAGTACCCATCGCTACAAACTCAAGTAAGCCATTGCTGTACTGAATTGGCACTATTTCATTAGTGATCGGGTTCGTATAACTAAGCTTAGCAATATCGTTGTTATCAAAGATATGATCATAGACAGCTTTAGCCTTGGCTATAGTCTGCTCCTCTGTACTACCCGCAGGAACAATGATATTACCTTGCCCATCATAATCCAAGAAACTCTCTGGAGTAATTTGGTCTTGTACTTTCTCATACAAGCTTCTGGCTTGTTTACGTAACCAGTAGTTTGATGCGAGTGCAGCCGCAGTTACCGCATGAACAAGCTCATGGACATAGACCTCTTGAGCAGACTGATCAGTAGTATGTAACCTAGCAGCGTTACCAAGATTAAGGTAAATCTTACCTTTCGACAGTACACCGCTATTAGTCTGACCTAGCTTACGAACCAGTAACTCCATTGGATTCAGTACTTGTCTAATAGACTGATTCAAGACAGTTCTTAGATTCTCTGTATGGCTTGTAGGATCTGTTACATTATCAAGCTTACCCAACTCATCAAAGATTGAGTTCACTGTTGAAGCAGATATAGTGATAGGCAAGGAATCAGCAACAAAGTTAGCTATATCTATATCTTCTGTAGCAGAAGATTTAATTTTACCGCTAATACGATTCCTTTCTGCCTTCTTCATCTGAGCAATTTCTTCTTTCATCATAGCATTGATAGCTGCATCTTCCTGTTCTAAGGAACTTTCCATCTCTTCTAATGTTGCAAAAAAAGCTTCGGAATCTTCATCGACTACATATCCTCCATGATTTAAATTGTACTGTACCCAAGTCTTAATACTAGCCAGCAATGCTTTCTTAGCTGCTAAGTCTATCTTGGTTGTGTCGGTAAACTCAGTAACAAACGCATCGATAGTCTTGTACTTAGCTACAGTCTTTCTACTCTTACCTTCACCTTCTGCCCTAACAAAGTCATGTCCAAGAAACCCCTCAGCTTTATCATTAGTTATCTGTAGTAAAGCCTCAACCTGCTTTACTTCAGCAGGGGTAAGCTCTTTCATAGCTCTAAGCAATGACTTCTGTATAGAAGCTCGCATAGAGTAATCTTCATTCATTTCTTTGAAGGCTAGGTTCTGACGTTGTGCCATAACCATAGCACCATCTATACCTGATACATCAGCGTCATGGACATTCAATACCGAAGACGTTTCCATCAGTTTATATTGCACAGCACCATCAGAACTATGGATAGCTTTGATAACAGAACCCACGCCAGGGAAACCAAAGTAGCTTACTGAACCATGAGCAGTAACACTCTTAGGCCCATGTGGTAGATTCTTCTTAGCGTTTACTTGCACAGTGTATGCTGGATCAGGGATAAATTCCCCCGGTCTTTTTGGGTCTGGTATAAGAACTGTCTTACTCTCATTAGAAGCTACAAGCAGTTCAGTGTCCATTTCTCCATCAGACATAGCATGATCAAAGGAAGCCATAGAGGGTTCTAATGTTTTAACCAAAGCATTCACTTCTTCTTTGGATAGATTAGATCCCTTAAGATCTCTAGCTGCTTTATACGCAGCATCGTACTTAATCATAAATGCAGCATGAACCAAGGTCATGGCATTGTTTAATCCTTTTCTCTTATCAATGAATGGTTGGAAATGTTCTGTAATACTATGGCTCATACCTGAACCAATAGAAGTAGCTACAAGCTTCTGGAACTTTTCTGTTTCGTTTTTACTAAGTTTAAACTTAAGAGCCTCATTTTCGTTAGTATCCTCTACATCAAGAAGATACGAAGCCTTTAAGATTTTATGTGGTATTTCAAGCTTAAGAATTTTGTTTAGTTGTTTTGATATTTTATCAAGAGCTACTTGATTATCCCTAGCATCCTCAAGCATACTATAAAAGTTCTCAACTGTACCCATACCAAGACCTTCGACAACATTCTTCATAGCTGAACCGAAGTTGGTAATCATCACAGGATTTTTAGCTAAGTCTCTGGCTGCTTTAGTCAGCTCATTCGCAGTCCCTAAGTCACCTATGAAGAACTCTATACCATCTAAAGTATCCCTGTCCCCACGTTCTTTAGTAGTAAACTCCTTAGCAATACCGCTCTTGTCTTTCGCATCCAGCTCTTTACGAAAGGTAGTCATATACTTAACCAGCGTAGCTGCTATGCGTTGGTAGTTATCCATACTACCGTTTTTAGCTACCCATTCACCATAGACAAAATTAGGATCTTCAGATAAACCACCAGCTTTTAAGAACTCTAATAACTCTTTAGGTCTATAACCTCCCAACTGAATCAAACCAATAATGACCCCGTTAGTGACACCATCAACCTCTTTAGTCATTCTAGTAGTAAATGATTCTGTCTCTGAATAAGTAGCAAGAGCTGTTAAAGCTTCCAGCGTGTACATCTCGCTACCACCTTTCTCAATCGCTGCTAGAATATCTTCCTGTGCAGCAAGCTTCTGTTCAGCAGAGAACTCTACACCAGAATTAAGATACTTAATGCTGGCAACACCATCTCGTATTTCTGGTTGATTGCGTAGCCTATCAAAGGCTTCTAGTGAGGTTTCATTTGATTGTCTATCTACCTTTGATCCAAGTGCTTCAGCAACGGCTATCTTGAATAGCTCTAGCTTCTCAGGGCTATCAATCGTAGATTCCCAAGATGCCATACCTATCATGTGCCTAAAGAATTTACTGGCTTGAGGATTAATCAAACCTTCCATACCTGCTCTACCACTCTTCCAGACTGAAGACATGAAGTACATGGGTGTAGACATACCCTCTGGCTGTAGCTTCAAGTGTTCAACTAATTGATGATAAGCTTCAAGCTCATTCTTAGCAGTTCTATTGGTTCCTTGTACAGATTTAATGTTTACATCATGTACACCCTCTAAATTTTCATTGTATTTAAAGATGCGTAATTGCTGCTCACGCTCCAAGAAATCCAAAACAGTATGATTACCCATGTTAATGGTAAACGCATTAGAGTTGTACTTATGCAGGGCTTTACGTACCCTTTCAGGTATCCTTTTAATACCTCGTTTTATACGCTTAGGAACATCCTTAAGTGTAGGGGCTACAAGCAAGGGCAACGCTCTTTGTTGTTTGTAATCAAATAACTCAGTAAGCAAGCCTTTACTCGTACGGTTGTCATCTACAAGCTTCTGTACCTTTTCACTAAGCTCAGTATTACTATAGCTTTTATCCTTAACAGGTGTAACCGTAGTAGCCACACCTGTGAAGTAGATTGCATTCTGACCTGTAGCAGGTGTTTTAACTTCAGGAATAGGTTTACCATTCTTCATGGCAAGAAATATATTTTTGTGTATTGCCACAGACTTATTTAGTATACCCATGTGATCCAAGGTATTCACTGCATAGATACCCAAGGCTTCAACCATCTTTGATTCAACAGAACCATCAGCTTTAGTATTAAAGGTAAGACCCAAAGAACTTACAATCTCTTTACCTAAGCTGGTTATCAGAGCAGACTTAAGGATCTGTTTATCACTTAACAATTCACGCTCTTGATCCGATACTTTACTCTTACTGTCTCTACCCAGTAACCTATTAATACCCTCGTCATTATGCTGAATAAGGTTATTAGCATTATTAACAACCCAAGAATAAGCAACCGTTGCTAGAGTACTTACAAAGTTTTCATCAAAGGGATCTCTACCCTTTTCCTTCATAAAATAGAAGGCAGGGTTTCTGCTAAGACCTTCTGAAAACGGTTCCCTGTCAGCTGTAAAGGTATCTTCTTTGAATGTCTCAGCAAATTTATCTACAAATGTAGTTAGCGCAGCTAGTCCATTAAGTTGTTCTGGAGTTAGTCCGAGTGCTTCTTTAACACCTGCATCTTTCAGTGTACTGAAGAAATTAGGGGTCGTTATTAACGCACTGTACTTACTAACTTTATCGAGTACTTTGGTTATGTAGTAGTCACTTAGTTTCTTACCTGTTAAGAACTTTCTAGTGCTATCAAGTGACTGTGTACCCAAGTTAGTGGCTTTATCAGGTAAAGCTTCCAAAACAGAAATGGTATGATTGTTCTGTTTGTAAGAATAATCTTTTGATGTGTTAGAAGTAACAATGTAGTCGATTACAGCGATTAAAAAAGGAGGAGCCTTTGTAAGATTCTTTGTTTTAGATAACTCTTTAATACGAGCTAGTACACGCCTATCCTCTAGTTCTTTATAGAAAGCTTTTACACCCTCACCACCTACAGCGTATTCTTTAGAGAACTTACCGATAAGTTCTTGTAAGTACGCAGCTATCTTCTGAATTAGTCCTTGAGTGTGTGGATTTAGTTTAGCGATAGAAGTGGGATCAAGTAAATACTTAGCACCTTCATCTGCTAACCACTCTTGGAAGTCAATGCTATAGCCAGCAATGTAGTCATTCTGCTCCTTGGTCAAAGGAGGCAGTGATGGGTCACGTACCCTGTCACGTACAGCCTGACCACGTATAATAGTATTACGTGCAGCTATAGACTCTCTTGGTGTACGCGTCTTGGACTCCTCAACAAACTTAGCATAATCTGCATCTACGGCTGCCCTAACTTCAGGTGAGGCACTAGCGTACAGAGACACGGCTGCGTGATGACCTAGTTCGTGATGAAGAGTTTCTAATGCAGCGGCTTGTAGCCTTGCATCTGGTGATGAAAGTGCGCTAACTATCTCACTAGACAATCCAAGGCTATGTCCATTAGCAGTATCGTGTGTGTACCAAGCCCGTGATTTGTTACCTGATGGAGCTGTTCGATCACCTATGAATATGTTACTAAATTCAGGTAGCCCGTAGTATTTGGCTATAGCTTCTGCAATAGACCTAACTTTACCTAGGCCCTCTGAGGTAGTATCCGCTGTAGTCTCTTCAGTTGCATCAGCTACTTTAGCCACAGGATCAGTTATTGATTCTTCTTCAGCATTACCACTGGTATCAGTAGTTACCTGCTCTGCGGTTGTGTTGTTGATTACTGGATCTACAACCAAAGCTGATTCTAATCCAGTATCAATACTGGTATCACTTCCTTGTTCAGTTCCGCTTGCTTGAGTAGTATTTGAATCCAAGGAGCTAGTGAGTTTTGCATTGTCTGTACCTACGGGTGTTATTATGGATGCTTCTTGATTAACAGGTACAGCTTTAGCTTCTGTAGTACCTAACTTGATATGCAACTCAGCTTCAGCTACAGCGTTAGTTAGCATGTCTGCTTCCTTACCAACAGTATTAGCAAGGTTTAAAAAAGCAGTTGATGCTTGATTGTTAAGCGGTTGGAATGTAGGGAAGTCCTCTTTGAACTGCTTGTCGAGAGCCTTAACCTCTGAGAATTTCTCTGCCTTTGCTGCTACACTCATGGCAGTAAGACTCGCTGCTTTCTTAGCCTGACTAGCTGCAAATGACTTGAATCCATCCAATGCACTTTGTGCAGCCGGTATATTATTTTGATCCAAGGCATCAGCAATAATAGCTTGATGCTCTACCATACCAAGGAAGCCCTTCTTACCATTCTCAGCCTTTTGACCATAGATTACTTCATCACCAACCTTGGACATACTTTTAAGTTCATTCTTTGCTGTCTGGGTTGCAATGAAAGCAGATACTACAGAAGTCTGTTCTGGTGTCAGTGTTGCTTTAGCTTGTAAAGATTCTGCTTGCTCAATACTAACCTTATTAGGTTGACGCATACTACGAATAGTACGATCAATAGCTTGAAGCGTATCAGGATGATTTGCTAGTTCAGGTGTTGTTGCTTTTGCTACTATTGATAAGTCAGTATCCGTAGTATCTGCTTCTGGATTAAAAGCTTTGATACCATCAATGGTTTCTTTGTTCTTTCTGAACTCGGCAAGCAATTCTCCTTGCTTGTCTACGACTGTTTGGCGTTCAGCTTCAGACATACCAGATTTGTCCTGCTTACCCATATCTAGTGCTGTCGTAACAAGCGCTGTATTATGCTCAGTAGCCAGGTCTACAAACGCTTTACGATCTTCTGGGGTAGTATCAGCGGCAGGACTGTTTCCAGTCTGTAGCATCGTTTTTAACGTCTGCCTAGGATCTTTTGTTTCAGAGGCTTGCTTTAGTACATCAGCCATAGGCATAGGTGTTGCCGTAGATGAATTTACCTCATCAACTGCATCTGTAACTTCTTGTTTAGCTGCATCTACAGCATTACTAATCTTATCTGGGACTAGATTAGATGCCTTAAAGTCCTTGATGGCTTGAGAAGAAATAGGAAAAGCTGAATCAAGGTAATCACCTACAGCACCACCAACAGCTTTAGCGCCTTCTTTAGTTGCATGAGCTGCTAATGAACCAGCCGCTTTCAGACCACTCCCTAAAGAGTCTGTCGGCATACCTGTTAAAGCCCCAGTAAGTTTCGCTAAACCAGCTTTGGTAGCATCAGACATTCCTTCTGCTAATCCATCAGGTAGTACGTTACCGTACTCTCTACCAGCGTCACCCAATGCTTGAGCAGCCCACTGAATAGTAGGAGCTGCCTTTTTAGCTCCTGAAATAGCGCCACCAGCAATATTACCTACGCCCTGAGCAGCTTCTATGATAGCTGCTTCAGGGCTGGTTATTACCGAATGACCACCAGCTGCCAATGCACCGATAGTACCACTAGCAAAGACTTCACCCCGATCTATCTTAGATGCTCCCTGTTTAGCTGCATCCTGTTCAAGAAAGTTTTGACCTGCCTCAGTTATAAATTCTCTGGGTATAGCTAGGGCTATACCTGGTTTAGATGTAAGCCACTTATCAGTATAGGAATCTGCCATTGCAGATAAAAAACTGGCTGCATGGATGTTATCAACTTCCCTACCTTCAGGGTATCTACCATTTTCTTTAACAAAATTATCTGTTATTTCTGAATCAGTATTTGTGTACATTCCAAGGGCTGTTGCAAGTAGTGCCTTAGATGCCGCAAAGGAATTAATTATTTGTTTACCTGCTTCTTCGGCTACCGCTTGCTTGTTATTGGCTCCTACTCTAAGGATACCTGCTCCCGCATTAGCAATAGCATCAACCATTTGTAAGGAGCCATCAACTACATGACCCTTCTTAAACTTCTGCACACCTTCAACAAAGGTAGGTTCAACAGAGTCGTTATAAAGACCTTTAGATTCTTTATATAACTCATCTGAGCCAGCAGAGTTATAAAGCCTTCTATTACCTTCCTGCATCGCAGTAAGTTTATCTGTAATATTTTCTTTTACAAAAGCAGTTTCCTGTAGCTTCTCATGAATACTTTGCTGTAATGGATCTACGGTATTAAGTCCTGCCATTAAATCTTTAGCAGAAATATTACGCTCACCATTAAGAACAGGTCTAAGATTTTCCCGCATGAAAGTCTGTGCTGGTGTTTCAAGGATAGCTTGTTCTTCAGCAGTAGGTGTATACGTAGTACCTGTTTTACCAGCAGCTTCTTGTTTGGTAGTTAAGGCAGCAGACAGCTCTCTTTGTTTGTTGGTAATACCATGTTCTGTAAACTGACCTAGCAACTCAAAAGGGGATTTAGCCATGTTGTATATCTGATCTGAGGCAGCAACAGCTCCTCCAGCCACAAGATTGACTGCACCACCTAGCAGTGTTTCCCTGTTAGCATCACTAACTGAGTACTTAGTAGCTTCCTCTCTTTCAGCAGCTTTCTTGAGTACATTTATGCCTCGCCCTGTTATATTGTGTCGTGAGTTGTAATCAGCATTAAGCTCTTCTGTATTCATAGGAGCCACTAATGATTGATCAGAGCCAGGAGCAAAAATTTCTGTTACAGGTCTATCGTGTATATCTATTTTACCTGTCTTTACAAGATTGAAGTCGCCTGTCTCTTTAAGTAGATCCCCGAATACCCTCTTAGCGTTTTCGCCTCTGCCATATACCGCTGAATCAGGAATGTAATCAAGAGGTAAACCATTAATTTTGGCAATAGCCTTCCTTTGGTCAAGTATCCTAGCAGCCGCAGTAGCATCGAATTTGTCCCCGTGCTTGACCTCCCAAGGATTAAACCTAAATCCTGTATCTTCCTCACCCTGAGTTATACGACTCTTTTCACCAGTTAACTTATTCTTTAGTGTATCGCCATCTACGACAGTCTGATACTTGAGTGAAGTTAGCGTAGGATCTATAGAAGAAGATGGATCTAGGAAATGCTTCTTAGCATCAGAAGCAGTAGCAACCCCTCTCATCTTATTTTCCAGCAAAGAAGTATTAGAGTCTGGAGGCAATAAACCATCACTTGACGTATTTGCAAAACCATCACTAGATACATTTACGAAACTACCGCTTGATGTGTTTGCAAAACCTTGTGTGGGTTGTAGTGATTCTGGGGTCATTATGTGTCCGTTATGTGAGTATTGGCTTACAAGTTATAGTAGATGTATTACATTTTAACTACTTGAGTTAAAAATATCTTATTTAATTAACGTCTATCATCAGTTGACTTCAATAATACCTAACCACCCCATACGCTCTACGAGCTAGGGGAGGCTAGGTATTATTGAAGTCTAGGGTTTAACTCAACAACTTACTGCGTAGTGTATTAAACTCATCTAGTGTAATTATATTGGCTTCTTTTAGGTTATTTAACTTAATCAACTCATCAGCTATTGAAGCAGTCTTACCGAATGAGATCAATGGTGTAGTCCTTGTATGCTTAGACTCTGCTGTAGTAGTAGAGAATATACCATTAGCTACTACCCATTCCTTATGCTTACTTAGTGGAGTATAGAATAGAGTAGTAAGTAAAAAATAGTACACAGGGTAGATCATTAATGTAAGCACTATAGCTACTTGCTCTTTACTAGCCATAGCACTAAGCACTAATCCTACAGCAACTACACCAGCAAGACCTTTGTGAATAATGTTTACAGTATCCAAGTAACTAAAATCATAGGTACTTCGCATCTTATATAAGCCCCACAATGTAACCAGTATTAACAGAACACCTATACCAATAGGTATCATTAGGGTAATTAATAAAAAGAAGAAGAATACTTTTGCTTGTTCGACTGGCGGTAGTGGTTGATTCATGGATGACCCCTTATAGAAAGCCATCCAGAATACAAGTTTTGAAAGTAAAAAGGAATTAATAAATACATACTGGGTAAGCAGAGGCTTTACCTATTAGGAATATTCACTACCTCTTTTTTAAGTTTACCAAGACCTATTTGATATTTCTGCTCTTGCATTGCCACATACCCTTCTACATCCTTCGTATACTCTTTTGTTTTTATGTCACCACTACTAGAGTGTAGATCGTATATTTTATCAAGAACTGTAGTAGGTATTGGCCCCATCTTACCGGAATCATCTCTAGCCTGAGCTGCATAAGCGGATGTAAGCACAGAAGCTCCATCAAATTTCTCACGATCACCGCCCCCAAAAGGAGAAGTAAGAGTATCAGTATCAAGCCCATCTATCCTAGATTTTAAAGAGGCTTTCCTAGAGTCACCCGCATCTTTTATGGTTTGCTCGTACTTCTTAGTTTCACGATCTGTAATGACCTCAGCCTCCTTAGCCGCAGCAGCAAGTTTATTTGCTCTGTCACCTAGATTATCACTAAGCTGCTTACCAGCACCAATGTTGGGTATGGTATACCCCTCTTTTTGCATAGTATCTACTATCATACCCATATTAGAAGTACCGTCAGCATTGCGATAATTTACATCCTGACCCAGTGTTACGAATCTATTCTGTGCTTTCTCCGTAGCTTCTACTAGACTCCTCTTCAGCGCTAGTTCATTAATAGCAGCTTTAGCTTGTGAAGCATTAGTATTCGCATTGGTTTGTGCAATAGCGGTCTGTGCATTGTTGTTAGCTATATTAGAGAGAACTGTATTATGTGCATCACCAAATGCCTGTACCTGATTATCCAATACACCTTGCTTAGTATTATTGTCTATAAGATCACCTGCCTGTCGTACGTCATTACCCGCTATAGTAGAGTTGTTCATCGCTATAGCAGAAGCATTCAAAGCTTGGCGAGCCGCAAGTTCAGCATCACTGTTATTGGACGTATGTTGCGCTTGTCTAGCCGCAATAAGCTCTTTAAGGTCAATACCATGATCCTTAAGATTAGCTGAGTGAGCAGCAAATGCAGACCCAAGATCAGCCTCATTAGTAGCGTTACTCATATCAGCTACAGCATTCGATACAGCAATACCCTTTTGCTCATCAGCATAACCTTTAGCTAAAGCAGCTAAGGAAGTAATACCTTGGTTAATGGACTCATTGCCAGCATTCATAATTGCAGCAGATGATCTCATGTCAGGAGCAGCCACGCTTCTCCAAGTGATAGGTTCAGACATAATAGTTCCTTAGATTGGGTTTACTGTTACTCTGTTTCGATCCATGTATGATCCAAGAGAATCATACACACCATTTGCATTGTTATTACCAGTACTGGATATTCTGGATTGCTGTCTGTCTTGCAACTCAGAGTTGACCATCTTTGCTTGGTTAGCGGAGTCTTGATTATAAGCACTCTTTTGAAAATTAAAACTATCTCTACCTAGTTTTACTTGCTTAGAGCCATTATAGGCTTGTAGTAAGGAACCCAATGCTGATAGACCTTGAGCGCCAGCCCCAAACCAGCCAAGGGTATCAAAACCCTTTGCTGGTGGTCCACCTGCACTATTCAAACCAAACGTACCGAAACCCTCTGGATTTTCCGATAGTGGTGATTTAAGATAACCGCTACCGAAAGTATTAAGACCACCGATACCACCCTGCCCTGCCGAAGAACCTAATGTACCAGCCCCGAAAGAGTCATAGTTGTTAGTTTTAAAGTTACCTAAACTATCCCAGATAGATTGTCCCATAATATTTTTTATCCTATGTTAAGTAGTAATGTAGTAAGTTCTTTAGTTTGTAGTAGCGTAGCCATATTATTTACGCCGTAAGGTAAGAAGGAAATTCTTTAGGTAGTACTAATTTATTCTGGGTATAGTCAGATACTGCACTTATGCCCAGCATACCCACATTACCTTGATGTATAGTCCGTTGATAAAAATCATCAGGAGTTTCTTTAACGAGAAGCACAGAATTGACTGTACTGTACAGTAGGTTATCTATTGAACTGTCTAGTAAATCCCAGCCTTTTTTTAACTCTTTATTAACCATATCAGAGTAGAAAGCAAACCCTGTTATTTCAGCAGTTAGTTTTAAAAGCTCTTCTTTATTTTCAACCTGCATTACACTAGACGCTATATCTATAACAGATGCACTCGTTTTCAGTAGTACCTCCGCCCAAGGTAGATCAGCCAAAGACTTAGCATCACCATAACCTGTATAAAGCGTTATAGCTATGACAGCTACCAAAGTTAGTGCAGTAGCCGCTTTTGCCCCTATCAGGGGTGTTAAGATAGCGATAACACCCTTTATGATATAAGAAAGAGCAATACCTGAAATTATATCTATAGCTACAGAAATTACTGTTGCATATACAGCAGCCATAAACCCTTCTGCTAGTAAAATAGCCTGTATAGTACAACTTCCCCAAGTAACTATTGTTATGATAATGATTATTACAATCATGACTAGCCACATGAACCAAGAAGACTGATACCATTTTCTTTTTTCCTCAGATACTGTCTGCACATACAAAATTAAGCTATCGGAAAGAAACTTCTCTTCACTAAAATCGCTCATTTCTTTTGTTATGTTTGTAAACAATGGAACTATAAAAGTAGCATAAGAACCTTCGCTAACACTATGCGCTAAATATTTCATAGAGCCGTCATCAAACCTAATTTGGTTGCGCGTAGACATACCATACATAGCATACGTTTCATACACCGTAGGCGTTATTTGTTTGGACACCGAAACAGAATCGAAATTATGCTGTAGTGTGCCATCTAATGTAATCAGATTTGTAGTGTCCGTAGAAGAAGTAGCATTATAACCTCTAAGGGTTTTTACATAATGCCCTACTGGCCCAATAACTCCCAAGGTAACTTCTTTTGATACTGTTAAGTAACTAAAGTTCTGTGTGTACTCACCACCATTAGTAACGTAGTATGTTTTATATCCTTGAGACAAAGGAGAATTATTAGAGTTCCAAGTTGTTACTTTAGGATCAACAGACCTAACAATAGTACTAAGAGAGCTTCTCTTAGCAGCTAGATCCAAGCTTAAGCTATCTATAGTAGTAGCAACAGCTCCAGAAGCTATTGCAGCATCTACAGCCTTCATAGCTGCTATAACAGCCGCAGCAGCATCAAAAGAATCAGTAGCCTTAACAGCTTTAAAACCCATCCACCATTGCTCATCGTAAACAGGATCGTACAATTTATTAAATAATCTAAAGAAGTACTCAGCCGTCCCATCTGTATCAGAATAAACATTAGCAGCAAACATTACATGAACATCATTTACCGTTCCACCGCCCCTACTTACCGCATTTGAAACGCTAGTTAAGTTCAGATTTATTTTGCTTAGAGCCTTAGTAGTAGCCTCTATCGTAGAAGCCATACCACTACTAAGTATATTGTTTCTATCCTCCCTTATCGTAATAATAGGTAGTACATCACCTAACTGCGAAGGAAAATCGCATATAGGAAGATGCAAGGTAGGGTTAACTTTTATAGATTCAGCTTTTACAAAATCGTAGTAAGCCAGGACCTTAGCTCCCATAGTGCTTTGTCTAGCAGAGGATACAGCATCAACTATCTCATAGTCATTCTGTATAGCCTCACGCACTGCCGCTTTAACAGGGTTCTCAGGCAGCTTATCAATAAGGTGGGTAATATATATATCACCTGAATAAGTAATAGTATCATCAAACCACCCCATAACTCTAAATCCCTATGCCTGACTTGGCTTTAACAATTACAGACTGAATGCTGGTATCTTCTAAGCCTGTACCCGCAGTAGTTAACCCACTGTCAGTAGATCTTCGGATGTTCCAAGTATCAGCCATGATCTTAGCCAGCTTCTGTTCAGCATCCCTAGCGAAACCATCTGTCTGTGCTTTATACAGCAGCTTCTGCTTACCTACTACACCTGTTACAGGGATAGTTACGCCAACGATGTCTGTCACATTATCACCATACTGAGCATTCTCAGTAATCGTTTTATGTCTAAGCAATAGTTCTTCAGCATGGATCTTATCGGCTTGTCTATCCAGTACTGCGCCTTCTCTAACCTTATTAATAGCATCAGCTTGAGCAGTAACAACTTGTTGATCCAGTAAAGCACCTTGCTTTGGTTTATTCAATATGTCAGCGTTAATACCTAAAGTCTGAGCAGCTACCTCTGCCTTCTGTACATCTACCAGTAAACCTTGTTTAGTTGCGTTAGATACTTGTGCATCAAGCAAAGATCCCTCTTTAGGAATATTAACTAACTTGGCACGGGCAATAGAAACATTTTCAATAGATTCTAATACTTGTTGGGTTTTAATCGCAATCTCAGCCGTAGCAATCTCAACTTGTTTTATCGTATTTAGGGTTTGTGCATCTAGTAAAGCACCTTGTTTAGGGATATTTAGGCTCTCAGCAATAGTATTGCAGGTAGTAGCCCTAGTAAGTTCCGCCTGTGCATCAGACTGCTGCCTACCCAAACAAAAAGCGACAGCCTGTTGCATACTGGCAGTCATGGCTCCTAGATACACATTGGCATAGTCATCTCCGGTAATCCTACCCTGACTAAACTCTTCTTCAAGTCTAATCTGCATAGCAGACATGATCTTATCAAAGGCTCCTGTACCTTGTATAGAGCCTTCTGTAACTTCAGTAATGCTTATGGCTGTCATATTATTAATTACCCTATACGGTTAGCAATAGCTTGTTGGTTAGCCAAGTCTTTTAATTCGCTGGCTGTCAAGTTAGGTAAGATTTCAATAGAAAATTCTTTAACTAACTTAAACTTACGCACCTCTTGGCCTTTAGAACCTCTCTCCGTATAGGGAGCTTGGTACTGTCTTTCCTGAATCATATTCAGCAGAGCTTGAGGAATATGCCAACCCTCTTCTGCATGAAAAGGGATGAACTTCTTCATGGTCCCAATGACACTGTTACTTACTGTAAAGATTTCACCTTCCCAACTTTGTTTGGCAGGGTTCATACAGGTAAGCCTAACGCGGATTAAAGCAGAAGCCTCTTTACGATAACGTGCATGGACTTGAGCTTCGGTTTCTTGTACTTCCTGTACCGCTTCTACTAATACTCCTTCTATTGCAGCAGGCTCTTTAAGAGCAGACGTAACCTTTTCTCTAAGCTTATCCAAACCGATACTAGGATGATATTGGATGCCCATAAGGGTGGCACGTTCTTTTAATAAGGTAAGCTCATCTTTCGGAGCATCTTCAAATAATTCTTCTTGGTTTACTTCAAACATAGTATTTCTCTTAGGTTAATTTTCATCAGGCAAATTACGGGAATAGTATTTAATATAGGTAAGTGCTTACTGTGCTTGGAACAGTAAAAATAACCCCCCAACGGTTAGGTTGAGGGGCTAATAGACTTACTTAATTACCATTTAGCTAGGGTCTTGATCAGAGCAATACGCTCAGGACGCAAGATCATAGTTGCATAGAACCACTTGATAGACATGAAACCAGTTTCACCATAAGGATCAGCTGTAGTTGCATTACCTTCACCAGGTTTCTTGTTGTAGATTGTAAACTTCACAGATTTACCATCAGTTTGGAAACCAACAGTAGTAAATGATCCACTACCAACAACCAGCATTGGATATACATCGTACTTACCAGAAGATTCACGGTAGCCAGCGTTAGAAACTACTGTAGCACCAGCACCTTCCCACCGCAGCATTTCAGGAACTACGATGATAGTGAAACCACTTAGTTTACCGATCTCACCGTTAACTACGTTACCTGCATCAGCATATTTATGTGATGGAATGAAGGCTTGTTGATTGAACGGGTCAACCATAGACTTAATCATTGGAACCAATTCAGAGCCAACGTACATATAACGTGTAGCAGGAACAGTTTTAGTATCAACCATACGAGTACCAGAGATAATCGTAGTCGCTTTAGGGCAACGGTTGTTGTCTAAGTCAATTTCCAAACGCATTAAGTCGTTATAGCTAATCGTTGATACAGAAGTACCTAGGGTTGTTTCTCCAGAAATTGTAGCCGTAGACGTAGCAATACCACCGTAACGAATAACACCCGCAGCATTTAATAAATCAATCTGTAAAGCATCTTCAGTCAACTCTTGAGCGCCATTCAGCATCTCACGGTTGATGTGCATAGACAATTCAGAATCAGTATCAAAGTCTAAAGAGTCTTGAGTATACTCATCAAAGAAACCCATTTTTTGTAAAGTAGCTTCAATAGAAACACGTTTAAAGCCAACACGGTTTACACGTCCACCTGACTCACCAATCAGAGGTAACTTACCTGTGATGATTCCAACGTCTTTAGATGATCCATACAAGTTACCTGTACTATTAACAGCAGTACCTGCTACAAAGCGGTAGCCTAGTGCATAAGCAGAAACAGTAGTAGCACCTGTAACAGATAACACAGCATAAGTTGTTCCAGCAGTTAGACCTAAACCACCCACTGTTTTAGCTTTCAATGCCCATGCAACAACAAGAGCTTGAGCAGCAGTCAAAGCAGTAGCAGCATCAGTGCCAGTACCTGCGAAGTAGATAGGTGAACCTTTACCTGCATCACCATTAACATTAGGACCACTCACGGTAATAGTTACTTCATTAGCAACACTAAGACCCGCAGCGTCAATACCTTGATCATTGATGTTGGCATCATCGAGCATAGGTAAGTAATGGAAAAGCTTAATAGTCTTCCCCATATTCTTGGGCATAGCAGTCACATCAGCCAACTGACCGAAGAACTGTAATTTACGTGCTTCAATTAACGCTTTCTTTTGATAAAAATCAGTACGAATTTGCGTACCAACAGTAGAAGGTGTACCAGTCTGCGCACCTGTTACGGGTGCATTATAAGTTAAAGGCATGTTATATCATTCCTAAATAAATTTGCATGGTCTAAGAGAAATTACTCTCAGATAATTTAGCGAACTCTTCATCAGACAAAGCCAAGGGATTAAACTCTTGATTAGACTTAGGTGATCTACCCGTCTTAACAGTGGAGGCTGCTGCCCGTTTCTTATCAATATTTGAAGCCTTCTGTACAGGCGTAGCCTGAATAGTTGGGAGTACTACCTCTGCTTTCTTAGCATTAAACTCACCCGCAGACTGCATTAAGTCACCTATTTGTTTATAGGCTTCAATGTCAGATACACCATTCAGTTTTCCTAGCATTCTTTCTTTTTCTATCTTAGTTGTGATTTGCTCAAATATCCCTGCCGAGACATGATCATTGATCACTTTAATGATAGACGGGTTTTCTACTAAAACCCTCCTGCTACTGTCGTCCCACTTATTACCAACAATATCAATAGTGTCTTTAAATGTAGGTGTATCTCGAATGTCATCGAGTACAGAATCAAGTTCCACTTCTCTATTGGTAGCATTGTAAGCTTTGGGCTTATAAGCACTAGCACCGTCTTCTTCTAAGTCCAGTGGATTAATACCACTGTCCTTCATTAGTTTATTGATTGCACCAGGATCTTTTTTATCGAGGTCAATCAAGTAATTTAATTTGTCTTCATCAAGAAGACCGTTGTTCTCCAGCGTCTTTAAGATACGCAGAGACGGTTTTAAACCGGCCATCTTCTTGTTGTAGTTAGCACCCATCATCATCAAGGTTCTAGCTTCATCAACAGTGTTGATCTGCATGTTCTTACCATTAGCTTTAAATGGTGCGGTAAGTTTCTTAAACTCTTCTGCAAAGTCTAACTCTGTAGACTCTGAGGACTCTTCTGCTTCGTCATCCCCTTCTTCTTCAGACTCCTCTTCAGGACCTTCTACAGAATCTCCATCTACTTCAGCAGCAGCTTCAGTCTCTTCGTCTGTAGCAGGCCTTGCTCCTGCTACTTCAACTTCACCAGTAAAACCAATCTCAGCTTCATCAGCTTCTTGGGCTAGGGTATCTTCTGGATACTCCCCTAAGTCATCATCGGACATAGATAGATAATCTAAGTCATCAGCTTGTACTTCAGTATCTAAAGCCATTACTCACCCTCGTCTAATAGTTCAGTACGTAAGTCTTCGTATTCACCAAGAGACTTAGCAGCCATACTTCCTAGTGCTTGTATGGTTCTTAAATACTGATTGAAGTGGCCAATAGCAGTAATACCATCAGCAATGCTATCTTGCATTTCTTCACTAGATGTACTTGGATCAGCTTTTAGCAATACCAGTCTAACGGCTTCTTCTTTTAAGTAGCCTTCTGTAATAACCAATTTAAAATCCTTATTGCTAAACAGATTAGCTAACGCAGTTGCCCTAGAAATCATTGCTCTAGCTTGCTCAATACCAATTTCTACTTCTTCAATGTGTGACATGACTATCCTCGCTTGTGTCCTCGTAACTTACTTGGAAGTTACTGAGATGATTAAAAGTATCTAACAGCCAAACTCAGCTGACCTAGACGGTATAATACACTTCTATACTATATAAGTATAGTCTTACATATACTTATGCAGTAGTCTTCTGACCCAAGTGATGCTTAAGCATTTCCAGATCCATATTACTTCTTGCTTGTGCGCCTGACTGTTGTAACTTACGTTCTTGTGTAGTGCCGGTATCGGTTTCTACAAACTCTAAGTCTTTAAGATCAGAAGAACTATTATAATGCCTTACTTTAGCTTGCTCAGTTGCAGCCCTAGCTTGATCCAATACAGCAGTAGCACCATGACTTTGTGTTTTAGCTCTCTCAGTCTGTACCTGTGCCTCTAATAATTGAATCCTTAACTCAGCTTCCTTCTCTGCTAATGGATCTTTTTTGGGTTGATACTCTTCAATACGTTTAGCCAAGTCAGGCATCTTTCTTAATCTAGCAATCTCTGCACGAATCATTCTAACTTCTTCAGGATCACTAGACTGTGCAGTCGTCTGTAACAAGAAAGACAGTTCTTCTGCTTTATGGTTATCTTCTTCAGCAGTGCTAATAGATAATTTCAAATCAAAGTCACCAGAAAGATCATCTCTTCTAACCGGAACAAACTCCGCATTAGAAACCCTAACCACTTCTTCTTCAGATAAGAACTCTGCATTCATGCTAATGAACTTTCTACCCATGTGGGTAATACCTTCAGCCAATCTTCTCAGGATACCTAGCTCACGCTTAGATGAAGCATCTAAAGCACTTCTGATGCCTGTAGCGGTGTTTCCTAGAGCTGCCCCACTAATGCCATTGGAGAATGCTTTAATGCCTGTCAGTGACTCTGCTTCAGCATTCTGCATCTGTAGAATAGTTCCAGCAGACTGTGGAATCTCTGAATAGGTGTGCATGTGGAAAGCTTGTCTTGGATCAACATTAGAATTAAATTCGTAGTCATCCCCCTTAGCAAACTTACGCTTATTCACTACGTCTAAGGCATCCTTACGTATACCTGTTTGTCCATTAGCACCTCGACCCATAACATCAAGCATACCTCTAGTAACAGCACCAATAATCTTTTGGTTCTCTTCTAATAACTCACCATCAGGTTCACCATAGACTGATTTCTTAACGGGTAAGTACTGAACAATGATAAAAGGTAACTCTTTATCTGGGTAGGGATTCTCTTCCATCCTAATCATCGTGTCACCTACATAGGAGGCTACGATAGGTTGAACGATACCTGTATCGTGAATATCCCAGAAACCCCAGTACTCTTTTACCACTAACTTTTGTCTGGGTTTATCTTTGAATCTAAAGTTAGTATTAACATCACTGATATAGTCTGGCTCCATTAACGGAGAATGATCAGATACTGTAATACGATCCAAATTATGATAGATCCCATCTTTCTCTAGTTCAGAAATAGAAGTCTCGAAGCTATAAATAACAAAACCAGCTTTACGCAGATCACCCATGCAAGTAGGATCTATTACCACGTCACTAAACCTACATATATCAGCCGTAGGATGATTAGCCGTCACCTTGGTTTGGTCTTCCTTCTTATAACCTGTCAGGATAGGAGCAACGGGAATACCGTGTGCTATCGTAATAACCAAGGCTTGCTTAAGCTCTTCCGGTACACTGGCAAACGCTTGTGGATCAGACTGACTAGCTTCGTGGACACTCTGTAGTAGCTGTAGAGCCTGTGGATCTTGGGTAGGCTCATAACTATAAACAGGTACGTCAATCTGAATGACTTCCTCACGGTACTTCCAACCAGTACGGATAATCACTGTACCCTCGTCTACTACGGTCCTAACGAACTCATCAATGAATCTTACTTTAGATAATTTGGTATTGAACTGGTTATTTAAGATCAACTCATTCTGTATTGCACCTTTCTTATCTTCAAAAGTAACCGGCGATACTGTGAAAATGTCTTCAGTACTTAAGAATGGCTCGCTTAAAGAGGCATAGCGCCATTCAGCTTGCTTACGAATTAGCTTAGGTACATGGCTACTTCTACCGGGTAACTTCTTTACTCTGGCTGATCCAGTCACATTCAGGTTATCTAGCCAGCGATATATCCTAGCTTGTTGCATGGAATGATCTTGTTTAGCATCAATGTAGTCTTGATTTAGATCACCTACTTTGGGTGGATTCTTCCAGTCAACCATTGGCTTATGCTGACTTCCCTCTTCAGACTCTTCCAAGTAGTTATCTTGTAGTTCTTGTTCTTCTGATTTTTCCATACTTTTTTTCCTGTTAGGATTAGTTTGATCAAGCTAACTGTAAATTATCGGTAAAGGTGGTGATAGCCACTCTTATCTCAATGATAGAAGGAGCTACGCTTATAGCTAATTTAGCTGTTTGAGCCAAAGCTCTGATGCTGTCTATCCACGTATTCATTGCTCCCGCTTCAGATGTTCTCGCTACGTTAAGCTGTTTATATAGTGGGTAGATTACGGTTATCTTATCCCATGCAAGTCTATTAACTTCAACTGTATTTGTCGTTTTTAAGGTATCTAAATAGTTATCAGGTAATACATAACTAAAAGTAGTTTTATCCCAAACATAATCTTTATCTGGCTGAGCAGCATGTACTCCTACTTCACTACCAGTCCAGTGCAAAGTAGTTAAAATATCTCCTATTACCCAATTATCATAACCTTGTATAGTTATACTACCATTAGCCTCACCACCATCAATGTATAAATCTTCTTTAACATCATCTGAAAGATAGTTAACTAAACCTGTTTCTTTATTAAAATGTATTGTTCTTTTCATTATTAAAAATCCACTATTATTAT